TTATTCCGGGATGGCTGCGTTCTGCACAGCCGTGTGAAGCAGTGCGTCCAGGTCCTCTTCAAGGGCCTTGCAGATAGCCTCGATGTCATTAAGCGTGAAAGGCAGATCGTCCCTGAGCCTGGTTGAGAGGTAACTCGGGGACATCTCCGCCTTCGCGGCCAACTTGGCAGCACTGACCCGTTTCCGGGCCATGGTTGCCCGGACCTCAGCCGAGCTGGCCCGCGCAAAGGGGCCGGATGGATTCTGTTTTCGTTGAGGCATGGTCATGATCGTATCCGCTCGTCGCTGCACTCTCGGGAGGTTGCGTCTCTCAGAGTGCCCATTTCGTCCCTAATTAGGCACAGTCTAGCTAAGTTGCCCAAAATACCTAGTATTTACGCAGTTTTTGCCTAATTTAAGATCCTATGCCTATCTAGGGTACGTTAACGCCGTAGGATAAAACCGGTCTCTTCAGCGCAAGATTTGATGCCCCGTCAGGGCACCCCGTCATGGGCTCGTGGAGTTGGAATATATATTCGGATAGGGGCGAATGGTGAAGTTTGAGCGGTTGGAATCTCTCTTGCTGGAGACTTCCATTGGGGAACTGTGCACGGCTTGGGGGCTTGGTGCTGAAGCTGTACTTGGGGTTAAAAAGAAAGAGCGCCCCATGACCATTCGAGAGGTCGGGGCGCTCGCTGAGCTCTACGGTATGAAGTTACAGGACATCCTTGCCGTCTAGGCGGCGCTGAGCGCGCTCGGTCAATTCACCCAGGGACAGGCCGAGCGCGTTCGCTATGTTAAGGAACGCGGGAAGCGGCAGGTCGCGGTCGCCGGAGAGGTAGCGGTGGAGTGAGGCTTTGGGTATGCCGGCCTTCTGCGCCAGTTCTGGTTGCTTCCAGTCCAGGGCGGCCATCTCAGCTTTGATCTGCTTTATCAATGCTGCTTGGATGTCAGTTCCATAAGTTCCCATATGGGAATAATATCCATCGATTGGACGATAAAGCAACCCGTCCAGATATTTTGTGCGCGACACGACACGCTAGGTGCTTGCTTTAACTAGCTAATTGACTACGCGCGAGACACTCATGACTAGTCTCCAAACCTACTTGTAAAATCTCCATACGGAGATTACAGTGTCTGTATGGGAACAAACATCGCTGAGATAGTCTCAGCCACGAACCGAAACATCGCCCTCGGCATCGTCGAGAAGAACACAAACCGGAACGTGCTTGCCAAGGCCTCCGGAATCCCGCGCACAACGTTCGATCGCAAGCTTGACGGCCATGCAGACTTCACCTTGAAAGAACTGGGCCAGATCGCCCAGGCCCTCGGCCTCCATCTGGGCCAGATCCTCCCCGTCCAACTGATCAAGGCCCCGGACGCGGCATGATCAAGGATGCGGAGTATTGGCGCCACGTTGCCAGCATCGTTGCTGCGGCTCCTCCGCTGACGCCCGAACAAGCAGACCGAATCGCGTCACTGCTTAGGCCCCGGCCAGCGGACGCCGCGCAGGCGGCCTGAAGGCCCCCGCTGAATCACCTTCCCAGAAGCGCCCCTAGTAGGCCCTTCTTCCTCGCTTAGCCCATCGCCCATTTCGGGTCGATGCGTCATGCCCTTTTTCACCTCACCCTTGGGTCCGTCCCTCGGAGATAGGGGTATTTGTCATGCCCAAATTCACCCTGGCGTTCTGGGAGAACCGCGTCCGTGAGGACGTTCCTGACGCCGACCGCTCCTACATCAAGAAAACAGCAAAGCTGGCGATGCGCCGGCACAGGGACTACATCCACGAGCCTACGGAGGCCGAGATGCTCGAGCTTTACAGCAACATCGTCTACCGCGATCCGACACCGGCGGAAGCCATCCGGAACATCAATGAGGCCGCCGCACGGAGGCGGAAGGCCGGGTGCGGGAAATGAGCAAGCACGCGAAGCCGTCCGAGGAGCAGGTCAGGCGCTTCCTTGTGGATCTCACGCTTCTCGCCGTGGTCGTTTACGCCCTGGGTTTCATCATCACCCTCATCAGGGGCGTGTCATGAAGCCCGCCACTCACAACCCGTTGTGCGTCAGCACGCGGGAATGGATCGGGCCTTTCCCGGTCACCACTACCACCCACCACCCGGACTGTGACAACCGTGTTGACGACGATTTGAGGACGCGATGAAGATTTTTGACAAGCTCGTGCGGCTCGCCAAGGGCAGCCACGTCCGCGAGGAGCAGGGCGCTTGCGTCATGGAGTACGTCTCCATGGTCGCCGGCGAGGCATTCAGCGACAGGCCCAAGTGCACCGAGCCGGTGGTGTTCGGTTACGCGTGGCGCGCCAATGACAATATGACCGACGACGGGCGTCAGCGGCTTCTCGAGCTCGTTCCGCGCCTGCTTTCGGCGTCTCCGTTGAATCCGATCCCGGAAGTCGGCGCGACTATCACGGAGATGGCGTTTTGGAGGACGCGCCAATTCGAGCTTGAAGAGCGCCTCCGCGAAGCATGGGTGGACAAACTCTTCCCTTACACGCCAATTCCTGAGGACGACGCCCGGTTCAACGCCCTCAACGCCGTGCTCGATGAGTACGACAAGCTCCGTGAGGAGTGGGATCTCGGGCCCGCTTCCTGCCCCGTCAATGCTGACGACCTGACCGCTCTGGTCGAAGCCGTAGGTGCGCGATGACCGCGCAGATCACGCAGGAGCAGCACGAAGCCGCCGCGCACGTCCTCTGGTATTTCAAACGCGAAGGCTGGCAGCCGGGCAGCTTCACGGAAAGCCTGCTGAGCACGTTCGGGAAAGCCGACATGAACAACGTCCGGAAACTCGCCGGTGCTTTCCCGGAGCTCGGGGACGCGTTCCAGCTCGGCGCGTACTTCGCCGGTGGAATCGAGATTCTCCGGGAACGATTCAACGCGGGCCTGAGGCAGTGAAACGAAACGTCACCGTCGTTTGCGTGGCGTGCGGTTTGAGCATGACCGGTTGGGTCGATGACTCCGAAGAGCACCGCCCCGTCCACGTCGGCCCCTGGCGGTGCCGGTGCACCAAAGCGAAGGAAGTCGAAGCGTGACCGTCATCAGAGAATCGACCATCCTCGGGAACGCCGAGTATGTGGGGACGTTCGAGCAGGACTCCCCGGAATGGCACGCCCAACGGGGCGAGGTCATCGGGTCCTCGGACATTGCGTCCATCCTTGGCCTGTCCCATTTCAAGTCCGCGTACACGCTCTGGCATGAGAAGGCCGGCCTGATCGAACCGAAAACCCCGGACGAACGGTGGCAGAACAAACTGGACTACGGGCATTTCATGGAGCCGTTCGTGGCCAGCAAGTTCATGCAGAAGAACCCTGAGTACTCGTTGCAGGAGACGGGTTCGTGGCGGTCCACGCTGCACCCGTGGCAGGGCTGCAACCCTGACCGTCTCGTGCACCTCGTTGATACCCCGTCTGAGGTTCCTACCGCTCACTCCGTCGTGGAGTTGAAGACCTTCCCCTCCCTCGCGGACTGGGCGGACGGTCCGAGCGCTGGGTACATCGCGCAGCTCAAATGGCAGCTGGACGTGTTCGGGTTCCCGATGGGTTGGGTGGCTGGGTACGCGAACCTTTCCGGTGACTATGTGCAGTACCCGTTCGAGCTTGACCCGTTCGAGGCCGACGCCGTGCGTGCCAAAGCCAGAGCGTTCGCTGACTCCATCACGGAGGGCGTTGCCCCGGATATTGACGGCTCCGACTCCACCTATCAGACGCTCCGCCGCCTGAACCCGTCAATCCCTGACCCCAAAGCGGAGGCCGTGATCCCTGACGAGATCGCGGAGCAGTACTTGGAAGCGGCGAACAACGCGAAGGTCTCCGAGTCGGAACTGCTGAAAGCAAAGGGTCACCTCCTGGCCTTTATGGGGACCGCGAAATTCGCCGTTTACGACGGCAAAAAAATCGCCTCTCGCGTGGCGATCAAAGACGGCGTCCCGTATTTGAAGGAAGCATGAAATGAACACATTGGAATCCCGGTTTGCAGAAGCTGTTTGGCGTTGCCGAAATGGTCTGCGGTTATCGCAGATTGACCTTGCCGCCCTAATGCAGGACTCCGGGTGGGACAACGCGAATCAGGCTCAGGTAAGCCGCATTGAACGCGGAGAACGTCACGTAAGTCTAGGTGAGGCTGCTGCCCTCGCTAGAATCCTGGGATTTTCCCTCAGTGAAGTGGTTGACGGCAAAGAAGTATCGCCGTCCCCAGCGGCAAGCGAGCGCCTACTGCTGGATGAGGTTCAGGGAACACTTTCGCAGTTAGCGCTAAAGATCGAACTTACCCAGCGCGCGTTGAAATACGGCATCGCCATCAAGGATGGCATCCCGCATTTGAAGGAGGCGTGATGACCACCCCGAAGGTAACGGAGTTGTCCCGCCAACTCGACGAGGCCCGCGCGAAGCTGGCGACCCTCCCGAAACCGGGCGTGTTGAACGCCCTCCCGTGGGACACCACGGATTCCCGCCGTGCCGCCGCGATCATCGAGGCCCAGGCTTTGGTGACGCAGCTTGAGAATCTTCTGGCCGCCGCCGTCCGATCCACCCTCACCGAGATCATCGACACGGTTTCGGCCATCCCTGAGGACATGACGAATTTTCGTCTCCTCCGCCAGTCCGTCCTCCTTTTGAACGCCCTAGCCAAGTTGGAAGAGAGCCTGATTTAGCCATGAAATTTGCAGAACTGAAAGCCCAGTCCGCCGTAAAGCAGCAGAGCGTCCTGATGATGCTTTCACTCGAGCGGATCCGGACTGGTTTCCGGAAGACCCGGATGGCTGACATCCAGAACGCGCGCCGCCTCCGCAATAACCACGCGAACCGTGCCACGTTGCGGGCTGCCCGGTTCGGTCACAGCGAGTTCCCCGCTACCGGGCACATTTACTCCGGGACTGTTGATCCTGCCGAGGTGAAGCGCCGCCGCGCGAAGAACAAGGTAGCCCGCCGGACCCGCGCCGCTGCACGGAAGCAGGGCTGACCATGAGCACCGAACCCATCATCATTTACGGTGCGTCCGATGACCTTATTGAGGTCGAAGGCGCCATCTCCGAAGAGTTCGACTGCTCAGGGAAGTGGGAAGGAGTCCTGGAATCCCCTGACGGCTGGAGGCTCGGCGTGACGGCCAAATTCACCGGGGAATGGGAGATCGCCGTCGTCGCGTCCGGCGAAGGATGGTACCCGGATTGGCCCATCCAATTCACGGAACGGCCAGACCGTGAAGGCGACCCTGCGGTGAAGATCTGGGCACCCGAAGGGACAACCCTCACCGAGGTGAAGGGCTGATGGGCTTCCAACTTTCCGACGACTACATCACCGTTGGTGAGCGCATCGTGGAGTTCCGCACCAAATACCCGGACGGCTCACTGCAGCCTGCAGACCTCGCCAAGCCGTACACGTTCGAGACGATCAACGGCAACCAGTCCGTCGTCGTCGTTGCTGCGGCGTACCGCACACCAGAGGACACGCGCCCCGGTATTGGGATGGCGTACGAACCTATCCCGGGGGCCACGAATTTCACCCGCGGGTCTGAGCTGCAGAACGCTGAGACGGCGGCGTGGGGCCGCGCGATTGTCGCGGTCCTGGCTGCGGACACGAAGAGGGGGATCGCCTCTTATGAGGAGGTCCGGGTGCAGCAGGAACGGGAGCAGCCGCGCGCCTCACAGACCCGCTCACAGGGCCGCGCGGCACCCGCAGTCGATGAGCAGGTGCTTGCGGACTGGAAAGCAGCGATTGACCAAGCCGCAGGCGACCGAGACGCGCTACTGAAGCTTTACAACGATGCCCAGTCGCAGAAGGCGCCGAAGGCAATCCTCGACAGGATCAAGGCCGAAGGGAACAAGGCGAAGCCACAATGACCACTGAAGACGAATACGCGGCCGCCATCGCGTTCCTTGACATGGGTCAGCGGGACATCCATTTCTTCCAGATGGGCCCGGGCCTTTGGGAGAACCTGCCGCCGAACGTCATCCTCGAGGAGAACGTTCCGGAGTACCTGACGGCGTGCCTGATCAACGAGGACGCATCGTCCAAAACGATCGCGGACACGAAGCGTGCGGCCTTGCACGTTTATGTCGATTCTCTTGTTGACGCGTTCGAGGAGTGGGCGAGGGACACGGGCCGGGACGACCTGCTGCTGACTGTTGGCCAGCGGCTGGAACAGGCGGTGAAACAGTGACCGACGCCGAAAAACTTTTCCAGAGCATGGACACGGCCGTCACCGTGGTTGAACTGTTCACCGGCTACCGGAACGCCTTCATAGCGGCTGGCTGGTCCTCTAAGGGCGCGGAGATCATGACCATTGAGCTTTTCCGTCAGGGGCAGAAGTCATGAGCGGGTGGGACAGGAATGAAGAGCTGAACAAGCTGTCGTCCCGCAGGCTCGACGGCGCGAACCTCATCCTGGCCAAGATGTGGATATACCACCGAGACCTTGAGGTTCAGTCGTGGACGTACGCACAAGCCAAGACCGAGTATGGCCGCCGCTACGCCCGAGTCGTGGTGCAGTGCCGACTTGAAGGCGAGAAGTCAGCCGAGGTCGCTGGCCGGTACGCCGACATGGACGAAGAAGTACACAAGGCCCATGCAGCATATCGCTTGGCCGAGCAGATGGTAACGGCGAACCGTGAAGCGCTCCGCATACTGCACGCCGAACTCGACGCCCACAGGACGGCCCGGGCTGACGCCCGCATGGCCGACGAATTCCAAGCAAGGACATCGATATGAGTTGGGGAGCGAACGACCCTCAAGCGCGGGCAATCATCGCCCACCATCAGCACGCGACGGAAATTCAGAACGCCATGCACTGCGTGGTTCTTCTGGCCGCGCTGTTCTTCGAGGGAGAAGACCTCGCGAAAGTACTAGCCGAAGTGGAGACGAAGCCATGAACGACTGGAATGACCCTGCCTACCAGGCCGCGAAGAAGGCCCGGACGGACGCGTACATGGAGTTCTGCACGGTCGCCGCGGCTAACCCGCACCTGTACGGCCAAGAAGGATTCATGGAGTACTACGAAGCGCACACCGTCCCGGCACGTGAGGCGTTCAAAGCCGCGCACCGGACATGGATGGCCGAAACCGACCGTGTACAGGCCGGTGCGGGATGCTGAGGACATGCCCCGGCTGCGGACGCCAGACACAGCCGCGCAGCAAGAAGGCGGACAGGCAGTACATTGCCGGTGTCCTGAGGACGCAGCATGCCGATGGGCGGTGCCTGTCTTGCGCAAAGTCCGACAAGGATGGGAAGCCGCGCATGCAGGAATCCCGGACACCGGTCCAAGTGGCCCGGGATAATGTCCGGCTCCATAACACCATCTCCGGTCTGGGTGCGTTCTTGACCGCCCGCCGGCGCCGCAGGGTCCCCGCCGAGGGCTGGCGGGTCAGTGAATCATCATGATGACCGCGAAAGAGTTCAGCAAGTACCTGGACCGCGACGGGGCCCGCTGCTACCACTGCGGCACCACTGAAGGGCTCGTCCCGCAACATCGCGTGGGGCGCGGCATGGGTGGCTCCAAGCTCCTGAACATGCCGTCGAACGTCATCACTTTCTGTTCAATTCAGAACGGCCTTCTCGAATCCTCAGGACCCGCCGCGGACGAAGCACGGGCTATGGGGTGGAAGTTGCAGCGCTGGGAGGCCGATTACCTGCTTGTCAGGCCCGTCTACGACCGGGCGTCAAACAGCTGGTTCTTTCTCAATGATTCGTACGGAAGGACGGTGGCGTGATGACCGATCTCAATACGCGCACGTACGAGTACTCCGGTGACCTAACCATCGCCCAGCAGTTGACCGAGGCGGAACGCAAATTGGCGGTTGCCCTCAGAACGATTGAGGAACTCAAACACCCCAAGATGCCAACCCCGCATAGCGACGGCCATGCCAGGCTCCTCGCCGCAACACGGGAGGCCTACGGACCACGGAAAGGAAAGCGCGTGTGAGAATCCGTGGGACTAAACCGGAATTCTGGAAATCAAAAAGAATTGCCTCCGTTTCATGGGACGCAAGGCTGGTTTTGAAAGGCCTTGAATCCTATGTCGATGATAACGGAGTGGGCGTGGATGACATCGAATTGATTGTCTCTGATGTGTTCCCTCGCGACATGTTCTCCAACCCTCGCGAGACTGTCGCGAGGGTGTCCGAAGCGATTTCCGAGCTTCACCGGGCCGGTTTGGTGCACCGATATGAGACCAAAGGAGAGCGCCTGCTCTTCGTTTCGTTCTGGGAGTCAGCTCAGCGCATCGACAAGCCGGGGAAGGGCAGAAATCCGCGTCCTGACGGGACTTTGGAGTACAAAGACTCTGAAATTCGCGAGAGTGTCGCGATATCTCCCGAAACCCTCGCGCCTGTAACAGGGGAACAGGGGAACAGGGGAACAGGGGAACAGGCCGCTGTGGTTCCGTTACGTAACTACGTTGCAGAGCGCGAAGTTGAAGTTTCACGACGAACCACCGTTCAAACCGGAGCGAAGATCGTGAACCAATTCAACGACCGCATCCCGGAAACTCTCCCTTCGAAAACACGCCAAGACCTAACGGCTCATGTCACGGTCGCTCTTCAAGACGGAATATCCGAAGCTCATATCCGCCGCGGCATTGAACTTTGGTACGCAAAAGCATTGGGGCCAGGAGCATTACCCGGATTCATATTCGAAGCCCAGCGCGAAGCCAACGGGGGAGGCCAAGCAATCAGAACACGTCAAGCCACCGGAACGGAGCGGGCCATAGCCGGGCTTGAGCTCGCCGCACAGTACGCAGAGGAAGAACGCAATGGAGAAAAGTGAAACGGCGAAGATCCTCGCCAAGGCTGCCCTTATCGACAATCGCAAGATTGACCGTGAAACCGTCGAGGCATGGCACGAGGTCATCGGGCATGTTCCTTATGACATCGCCATGGCGGCCCTGACGATCCATCGCCGGACGTCGTCGGACTATCTCGTTCCGGCGCACATCATCTCGAACCTCCGCAAGGCGCGCGAGCTACACGCACTAGAGGTGAATCGGTTGAGGGCTTTGGACCCGCCTAAGCCGGCACCGCGCACGAAGATGCCTGAGTGGTTCCGGGACGCTATTGCAAGCTTCGGCAAGATTCCGGAGGACCAATGAAATGCCCGACTCCCAAATGCCGCTCAAATTTGACGAAGCCGACGCCGACGACCTGATCAACATCATTCGCCGCCGCCGCCCCAACTGGCACCCCCAGGCCATCAAGGCTCAGCTTGGCATCGCAGCGAACAGGGGCGCTTCACTCGGGGAAGTGACGTCAGCAGCAGAGAAGGCCATGAATGACCCAAAAGCGAAGCTGCCGCCGGCGATTCTGTGGCCGGAGTTTTGGGGGAATCCGGAGACGGCTGGCTTGTCTGGTGAGCGGCTGTGTGTGGAGTGTTTGCGGAAATTCGCGGTGGAGACCATGACCAAGCGTGGCCGCTCTTTCTTTTGCGGCGGCTGCGTCCCGGTGAAGCGGGAACCGACCGATTCAGCGTTCGATTCGGCGGAATTCAATCAAGGAACTTTTATGGAAAGGACATCTGGGGAATGAGCGATGAGATCCCCGGGCAGGGTGACATTTTCGCTGAACTGGACGAGCCGGCGCCAACCCCGCCGTTCACGGTCTACACATGCGTGTGGGCCGCGATGGGCCGCTGTGGATGGTGTGGCGGGAAAGGCTGGGACGGCGGCGGTGCATGCCGGAACCCGAAAGACGAAAACGAGTCCTGGTACTACGACTACTGCAAATCATGCCGGGAAAACTACGGCTACCCGCATGTGACCCGTGAAGGTTTCGCGCTGAACATCGATCGCACTCAGAAGCCGCGGCCCGGGGGCGCTCCGGACTTCGGGAAGGATGCGGCATGACTCAAGAAAAGGAGGCTTCAATGCCTGGATCAGAAACCGTCGAACGAACCGAGTGCGGGCATGACCCGGATCTGGTGTGCGCGGATTGCGTCGAGGAAACGATTGAGGTGACGTGCTGATGGCCCAAGTATCAGAAACTTGTTCGTGTGGTGCGCAGTTCACGTGGATCAGCAAGGACGCAGAGTACGCGCAGACCGCTGTTGAGGCGTGGCGTGGCAGTCACCGGCATGAGATGAAACCCGTGGATGACGGGTTCCGCCCCGCCGGCGGGAACGTGGCCTCCACGGAGCGCAAGTCGGATAGCACCGGCCATGAGCTGGATGCTGAGTTCCGTCCCGGCCCGTACGGTCGCGGGATCTCCCTGAAATGGCATCAGTCATGACGGCCTACCACCGGCAGAAGGGTTCGTCCTTTGAGCGGGCCACAGCCGACTACCTTGCCGAGGCGCTGGACGACGACGGCATTGACCGTCAAGTAAAGACCGGGAACAAAGACAAGGGCGATATCCGGGGCGTGAAGATCCACGGGCAGCGCATCGCCGTCGAATGCAAGAACCTGGCACGCCTGAACGTCGGAGCGGCGCTTGCCGAAGCTGAGGTGGAGCGCGGGAACCTCGACGCATTGGCCGGGGTTGTGATTGCGAAACGCCACGGCAAGGGCAAGCCGCAAGATCAGATCGTTTACATGAGCCTCGCGGATTTCGCGGCGATCCTCGCCGGCCACCGCCCGGAACAGGAGCAGTGATGGAGAACGCGCCGGCTAAGTCAGGTTCTCCCTGCTCGCGTAAGTGTTGCTGGACGCCGTTCGGCACGTGTTCGAAGCACCGGAATCGTGGCTGTCATCGGGCGCAGAAGGTGGCTGACGCGGACGCGGAGCGCATCCGGCAGGAGTTGGAGCGTTTGGCCCGCGCGGACCGTCAGGCGAAGACGAGGGCCGCTAACGGCTGGACGGGGATGGGAGCTAAGCCATGGGAACGCTGATCTTCTACCACGGCGGCGTGGACGGGCTGATGGTCGGGGACGTCCTGGAACCGGGGCACTCTCGGAGGCAGCACGACGGGTGCCCGTGGTGTGAGGCCCGGGCCAAGGGTGAAGCGCACATGGGCATGGATGGCCCGTCACGGTGGGCTTCGGTGTACTTCACCCCGAACCGGCTGTACGCGAAGTTCCACGCCAGCATGTATGGCCGCGGGGATTTGTACCGGGTGGAGCCTGTCGGGGAGGTTGTGAGGTCCACGGAAGATTCCATGGAGTCCTACCGCGCACCCACGGCCCGTGTCGTCGCCGTGTATGAGCGGGCGGTGCTGCTGACGATGACGGAGCGGCGGAAGCTGGACCGTGAATGGGCTGCTGCGGACGCACTGATGGGGAGGGTCTGATGGAAACGCTGAATCTGGACATGGCTGTTGGATTGCTGACCCGGTTGTCGAAGCACCGGATCGAGGACGAGGACGGCGGCACGCACTGGGTGACGGCCCTCCCTCTGCTGGTGCAGTTGAAGATGGCCATCGCGAACTCGGCCATGCAACCGACCGTGAAGGGTGCTGGCGGGACGCCGATCCCGCTGGCCGCCGAGGCTTATGACTTGTACTACGGCAGTGACGGGATTGTGCCGGTAACGTCCCATCATTGGTGGCTGCTGCATGCCGTCCACAAGGGCCAGGGGCGGGGCAAGGTCGCCACAGAACTGAGGGCGTGGGCTATGGCGGCCCGGTCCTCTGTTGAGGCCTTCACGGAGGCGGAGCGGATCATTTGCGGGTGGCGTGACGCGATTGAGGGGCTGCTCATACCGACACGGCGGTGGGAGATCGTCGGGGCTTGCCCTGAGTGTCAGGTGTCCCGCGTGGTGGACCGGGAGGAGGACGGGCATATCTTCACGAAGCCTGCCTTGTCGGTGGTGTACGGCCCGGATGGTGCTATCTCGAACGGGGTGTGTGCTGAGTGCGGGGCGGAGTGGCGGGGGGATAACCTGCGGAAGCTCGCCTGGTTGGTGTCAGTCCAGGGGAGGTTGTCGTGAGCTTTCCGGGCTTTGGCCGGGCGGCGGCCAGTTATGAGGAGCTTTTGCCTGAGGACATGGCGTGCGCCGGCTGCGGGGACTGTGACGCGTGCTTCCGGGTGGATGCGGACCTGGAACGTGAAGAGGCCGCGATTTCGGCGATGGAACAAGCAGACGAAGACAGGCGGGTTGGGCTGTGATTGGAAATTGGCCGGACCCTATGGGCGGCGATGATGCCTGAGGGATACACCGGGCGCGGCTTTGGGATTTTTGCCGACTTCACCGACCGCTACGGCAACCGCGTCAGCGTTCATGAGTCCTCGCTGGCGAGTGAACCCTGCGTGTGGATCTCGTGCGATGTAACCGAGGCAACGGCGGAGAGTTACAAGAGTGCTGGGGTCGTTCCCTCGGCGCACCTGACGGTCGATATGGCGCGGAGGGTGCGTGATGCTTTGACGGAGTTCATTGAGTCTCCGAAAGTACTTGTTTATTACCCATTCGGAGACTAGAGTTTCTGTATGGGGATAAACGGAGCCGATGAGAATCCCAGCATCCAATGGGCGCGCGAAGAGCAGATGACAATGCTCAGGCTCAGCTTCGAATCCATGCGCATCACTGACGAACACAACCCTGACAGTGGTCCATCATGCCCTGACTAAAAGACCTGGAGAGTCCCGTTCGCGTGTTCCCCCAGTCGCGCGTTCGGGTCCCCAGAGCCCTCCCCCGGCGGGGTTCTCCACGGAGCCGGGACACACAAATGAATAGCCCGCTGTTACATGAGCGGCGGGAGGGCTGAGCAGTTACTGGTGTTTTCCGGGTTCGAATCCCGGCAGCCCCCGTGTTTTATCTTCTGCGCGGCCAGTCAACACAGCCACCCGCGGAGCTCGGCGTGAAGATCCGTTGGCGGGGTAATCCTTTCTGTCCCGTGTTAGCAACGCTTCTGCTGGCCGCGCAGGACACCAAAAAACCAACCATCAAATTCAGGGGGACGTCATGGAATCTAAGTTTTCTGAACTGATTGATCTGGTCCTTGGCATGGACCGTAACGGTGCGGAATGGGAATCCGTCCGGCCGGCGCAGAAGCTCGCTCATGAGCTTCAGACCCAGGCTAAGGCCGCGGCATGAGCACGCACGCGGACTGGGAGAAGGCCCGGACTGTCCGGAATCAGGCGGCGGTGCGTGTGGCTCGTGCTGTTCTGGCTGGTTACTCGCCTTCAGCGAGGGATCTTGCTGATTTCGCGAAGGCTGATTCTGACATGGAACGCATTGACGATGAGCTTGCGGGGGATCTGCAATGACCCGCGAACAGGCCGCTGTTGAGGCGATGGGTAAGGTCGCTGAGGTTTTGGACGACTGCTACCGGGGCAACCAGACTCTGGCGTCGGCGTTTTTCGAGATCACGCAGGTCCGGGCCGAGTATGAGGCCCAGTCATGACCCGCACCGAACCGTCCACGGCCACGTACGGTCTTGACCCGGAAACCACCCCGGCCCTGCTTGCGAAACTCCGCAACCTCCCCGCTGATCTGCGCGACCAAATCCTCACCAGCAAAGGAACCACCAAATGAGCTACAACGGACCGTATAAGGGCAAACTAACGCCCGAGGATCTTGCGATGCTGCAAGAAACCATCACCGAACGCATGGCGCAGGCGCTGTCCACCGAACGATGCGACCGGGCAACCGCTGAGGCTGCCGTCCGTGAGCTGTACACGGCGAACAACCTCGCCGCCCCGGCATTCATCTGGATGGACTCACCGCTTGGCGGGATCTTCGCGCTATCGACACTCAAGACCATGGCCAAGGGATTGAAAGGGGACCATCTCCGGGACCAGCTCCGGGGCCAGCTCGGGGACCAGCTCTGGGGCCAGCTCGGGGACCAGCTCGGGGACCANCTCCGGGGCCAGCTCTGGGACCAGCTCTGGGACCAGCTCCGGGGCCAGCTCCGGGGCCATCTCTGGGACCAGCTCGGGGACCAGCTCGGGGACCATCTCGGGGACCANCTCCGGGGCCAGCTCCGGGGCCAGCTCTGGGACCANCTCCGGGACCANCTCCGGGACCAGCTCCGGGACCAGCTCGGGGACCAGCTCGGGGACCAGCTCCGGGGCCAGCTCCGGGACCANCTCCGGGACCAGCTCTGGGACCAGCTCTGGGACCAGCTCCGGGGCCAGCTCCGGGGCCAGCTCCGGGACCAGCTCGGGGACCANCTCCGGGACCAGCTCCGGGGCCAGCTCGGGGACCAGCTCTGGGGCCAGCTCGGGGACCAGCTCTGGGACCAGCTCCGGGGCCAGCTCTGGGACCAGCTCTGGGACCAGCTCGGGGACCAGCTCCGGGGCCAGCTCGGGGACCAGCTCAAAGATGACTACAACGCCTACTACAACGGCTTCACGTCCTGGTACGAAACCTACTGGACCGTGCTCTACTCCAAGGCTTTCGAGATCGCGAAGATCCACGCACCGGAACTGGAACACAAGCTCAGCCTGTTCACGAGGGTGATGGATAACACTGGCTGGTGGTATGCAACGCCGGCTGTTGCGTTCATGACAGAACGCCCAGTTCGAGTGCTCCGTGATGCGCAGGGCAGGTTGCACGGCCCGAAGCGTGCCGCCATTGAGTACGCGGATGGGTACACCCTGAACGCGTGGCACGGCACACGCCTCCCGGTTGGTTTCCACGAAACCGATTGGACCCTCGAAGCGGTCATGAAGGAAACGAACGCCGAGGTGCGCCGTTGCGCTATCGAAGCAACCGGGTGGGAAAAGTTCGTAGCCAAGTCTGGCATGAAACCCGTTGGCAAGCCCGTCCCTGACCCTGGTAACGCGCCGTTCGAACTGGCATTGTACGACCTGCCCAAAGCTTTGAACGGCCTGTACGCGCAGAAAGCCCGTGTGCTGCTCTGCACTAACGGCACGGTCGAGCGTGACGGGACCCGCCACAAGTACGGCCTGATCGTTGAGGGCCACCAAACCGACCCCGTTGCCGCTGCCGCTTCACTCTACGGTGTTGACCGTGACACCTACGCCACCCTCGAAATCCGCAAGTAAACCAAACCAAAGGAAAGTAACGATCATGACAACCCTTCTCGAAGCAACCCAATCCACCGGCGTCAAAGTCCTCGACTACCTTGACCACGAAGCTGACGTACCTGTGATCACGAAAGCCGCTTGCCAGGGCGACGTGTCCGTGTTCCGCACAGATGCGCCCGCCGCTACGACACCGATGCCTAAGACCGTCATGGTCGTCCGTTCAGAAGCGTCCACGAACACGCATACCCTGCACCCTGCCGGGGAGTGCTTCTGGGACTACAACAAGACCGCCTCGGTCACCGATCTTGCGCTTGGCACGCTGACCGTCGCGGACGGTTCGAAGGCGCTGCTCATGCATCAAGAACACGGCGGTATCGAGATCGGTCCCGGAACGTACACGGTGGGCCGTCAGCGCGAATTCGCCGGGGAATGGGCTTACGTAGCCGACTAGCAAAGTCCTTTGGTGGGTGCCCGACCGGGCACCCACCAACAACCCCTGACGAAAGGAACCAGCGTGATGTCGATCCGTGAACTGCTCGCACCCGTCAAAACCCGCGCCGAGGCTTACCGTGACCATGGAACGCCAGGACTTCACGCGCCGCAGGACCGCGCCAAGCTGCTCGCCGCCGTTGAAGGCGTCTTGGAGGTTCATGACTCTACCGATGCGATCATGAATCCTGGTCGCCATGAGCGGCTCGTGAAGGTCTGTGTGGGTTGCGGGACGGATGACGGAAACTGGCAGCACTGGCCGTGCCCGACGATCACCGCCGTTACCGCTGCCCTCGGAGGCGGGGAATGAGCCGCGAAGAATATGCCAAGTGCGCAACTCGTGATGAAGCCGCAGCATACGCACTCGCCGCATCGGATGTTAGGTTCCCTGACATCCGCGCCATCCACGCCCTCGCCGCCGCGGATGCCCATGACGCCGCCCGCGGCATCCACAGGGTAGCGATTAACGCCAAGACTGTGGAACGGGTCGCACGGGCGCTCCATGACCGCATCCGCAGTCAGGCCGCTTGCTCGTGCTGCTTCACGGCATGGGAGGACGCGAGCGAGCGAACCCGAGAAAGCTACCGAGACGACGCCCGCGCGGTTCTGGCTGCTGCTGTGGAGGCGGGGCAGTGAGCGGGCAGGGGTGCAACTGCGGTTGCGGGAAAGACCGCGCAACAGTCATCCGTGAAATCGCACGGCACGAAAACCTAAACGAGTATCAAGCAGAGGCACGGCTGGACTGGGCGAATCAGACCCGCGAGGTCGGCCGCCGTGAACGGTACGCCGTCGCCACCATCGAAACCGAGGACGACGAATGATCCCCCAAGAAGCCGCCGAAGCGGCGGAAGCGCGTATCCGCAGCATGTTGCTCCGGGTAGAGAGTGGAGGTGACGCTCTAGGCATAGCTGTAGCCGCAGTTGAAGCCGCTGCCCCGTTCCTGCGGGCACAAGCCCTCGCTGAGGTGGCCCCGCTGATCCACTCCTTGACCGACCGGGACTACTGCTCGTTCGACCACCACGGCGGATGCCAAGCCCACGGCTACCTTGACCTGCAACCCGGCGAAACCTGCCCGCAGCAAGAGGCAAAGGAATTCGTGAAGGCCCACGGCGTGAAGGACGACGATGCCAGCAAAGATTGAGCTCGGCTTCAGGGGCCGGTGCGAGGCCTGCAACGAAAGCAGCCCCTTCGGCTCATGGAATGAAGCCCACGTCTGGATCCTGACCCACAACAAAGCAAACCACAAGGAGAACCGATGACCCGGCTTCTAGCAACGATCCTCGCCACCGTCTGGATTCTCGCCGCCGTGTCAGCAACGCTTCTGCTGGCCGCACCAGAACCAAACCGAAAGGCAAACGATGACCATCACCGAATTCCTGGAAGGGAGTATCACTCCGGGCCGTCTCCTTGGCTTCCATGACTGGGTTCCGGGCCGTGCCGCGAAGATCCTCAAGGGAGAGGTCAAGGCATGAAAAACCTGCCTCGCCCCGAATATCCTAGCCCTCACCCCTCCGAGACCTTCGAGGCGCACCTTGCCAAGGTGGAGCAGTGGGAGCGGGACATGGTTTCTTTTCGCCGCAGTAAGCCGCTACTCAAGCGACTACGAAAAGGGTGGCTGGAGGGATTCGCGGAGTTCCATTTGCAAGTATTCGGTAAGGCCACCCGGTACCGAAAGAGCCAGGTTCAGCTTGAGCAGGAACGCCGGATGGAGCACATGGAACGGATGGCCGAACGGATGAGGGAGTGGAAGCTGCCGCCGAGGCCCGAAAGGGAGGGCAATGGGACGCCGCTATTCGAATCGTAGGGCTGCGGCGAGGCGGCACAAGGGCCGCGGTCTCGGCAAGGGCACGGCGATGAACAAGCTCGAAGAACCCGGATTCTTCATCGCTGTGGATGAACGCAAGATGCGGCGTTTCGAGGACGAGATAAAGGCGCTCGAAAACGCCGAGGAACGCCTTGCCGCCGCTGAGCGCAGGGTTGAAGCTTACGAGCGGAAGCTTGCCAAGATTCGGGCGAAGGTCGAGGCAACAGCCGACGAACGCCAGATCGCCGCCGAGCAAGGAGCCAAACTCCGCAGATTGCAAGACGCCGTCGCCCGCCGTCGCCAAGAGTTGACCGAACTGCAGTCGCTCATGACGACGGCACCCAATGCACCGACAGACAAGAAATTCCGGCACCGCACCGGCAACGACGACCACTTGGAGCTTGGGTTGCCAAAGCGGCCCAAGCCCGAAGAGGTCCCCATATTCCCCGTGACCGTAATACCTGCCGAGGAGGCGTCGTGAATGATGCAATGTTCGCCCTGTTCGTGGCGAGGGAGGTGGAACAAACAAAAGAAGTCAACCGCATGATGAGACATTACGACTATGAGACCTACAGCAGGGAACATAGTTACGTCCGGGAGTATTACGCGCTTCTGCAAGCATGCGCACAGCGCGGACACTTCGAAGCAATTGCTGAAGCCATGTCATGGACCACCGATGAGACGTATGACTCAGATGTTGATTCCCGGGCTGCACAAGCTGCCGTCAAGCGGGATCACGACATGGCCTTTTCGGTCGAATGCCCCTATTGCGGAGCCAAACCGGAAGCTCCATGCGTCATCGGGAACGGCCATAAGAACGCTGGAAAACCTATCGAGAGTTTCCATGGAAACAGGTTTCGACACGCTCAGCATATCCAGTACACAAATGAACCAACACGCCGAACTACATCCTTGTAATTCATGCCCAGTTTCACGATATACTGACAGGGCACACTTGAGCTGTCAAAAAAACAGGTCACTTTAGTCTTCAAAGCCCCCGAACTCCCCCCAATGGTTCGGGGGCTTTGTCGTGCCCGGAACGGAGTGGTCATGGCTCTTCCTGTAACCGCCGCTGACGAGGTTTTGAAGCGAATCAAAGAGCTTGACAGTGAAGAGTCCACAGCCCTCAAGGCAGGTTTGTGATTGCGGGGCAAGTCGGACTCAGAATGCATGCGACCGGCCTTGAGGGCCGGATCATCGAGGAAGTCACCAACTCCGAAACCCACCACACCGTCGTCGCCATCGACGAGACCCGGTGCGTGTCCGCTGAATGGCCGTACGTGATCGTCAGGAACATCAGCGACTACCCGACCCTCGTATGGTCCCGGTTCGAGCTCACAGACGCGGAGAGGGCCGCCATAGTGGCCGAAGCGGAACGCCTTATCGGCCGCCCGTACAACCTCGCCGTCCTGTTCGTGATCCTGTTCTCCCGTGCCTTCCATGTCCCGGTCCCGAAGTTCATCCGCGACTGGCTGAAACGACGCCGGCCCGTGGACTGTTCAGAGCTGTGCTGCATGGCCCTTGAGGCTGGCGGGATCGAGCGTTTCAACACGGACGCCGCACTCGTGGTGCCAGGTGATTTTCAAACGATGTACGAGAGTTTGGGATGGCTAAATGCGAACCAGCGCAGTTCAGGGATTACCGCACAACCATGACGACCAGTGGCGGTGCCCGGTCTGCAAAGTCTGGTACGTGGTCCCCTCCCTCGCCGCCGACTGCGCCGCGAAGCACGGCAATTCGACAAAACGCGCTTAGCGCCGAATAAGTGAATGATCCACCTAGGCGGACGCGATCACAATTATGACCCTTCTCGCCATGTGGAATCGAAGAATGTTCGAGGAGAAGCCATGATCGACCACAAGAACTACTGCTCCGTGCTCAAAACCGGCGAGTGCAACTGCCAGCATGTGGCCCTCCCGCTGCCGTCCGATACGTTCGACGGCGGCATTGACCACGACTTCGACGCGGACACGTACGACTGCCACCGCTGCATCGCGGAACGCGCCGTATTCCGGGCCAAGTACACGCCAGAGCCCGCCCGCGACCGGATGAGCAGCGCCAGATGAACACCGTGATCCGCGCGATCCCGACCAGCCTCATGCACATCAACCAGTTCGGGGAACGGTACTTCACCACCGACAAGCTGTCCTGGCAGCAGCAGATCGACTTGAAAGACGAACTCGCCGGCCAAGGCTACCTCGTTCAAGAGATCTACCTGCCCGACCCGCTCCAAGTCCTCGTCGAACGCCGCGTCCGCACCGAACTGCAAGCCGAATCGGCCAAAAAGCCACTGTAGGGGAAAGGCGGTACGGCCATGGAAATGTCAACCATCCACATGGAAAAAGCCATCGTGGCCGCCGCAACCGGTGAAAGCGTCCTGATCCTCGGCCAAACACAGCGCACAGCCGAAAGGATCGCCCGCGACATCGAAGACACCATGGGAAGCCTCCTGGCCTACAAGATCAACCGATCCAACGGAAACACCCGGATCGACTTCCCGGACGGCGGAACCATCCGATTCCTCACGATCCGGTCAGAGCTCCGCGGCTACAGCTTCGACCGCGTATACGTCCCCGTAGACCTAGAACACGACGAACGCCTCAAGGAACGAATCTGGTGGACACTCCAAACCAGCAAAACAGGCGAAGTCACAGGCTACGGACACTCACGTACCAGAGACTGACTGAGACACCCCACTGGAGCACCCCAAGGGGCGAAAGCCCCGCCGGCACACCCCACGCACCGAAAAACCGAAAAACAAAAAAACGGGCAAAACCGGAACACACAGGACGTGAGCGGGCCGACCTGTTTTCCTGCTCAGGGCAGGCCCGGATTTCCCCGCGCGCGAAGAGCTGGAATGCGTGAAATAGACCCCTATTTGAATTGGGGTACTCCAGTGGCGTGTTTACAGGGGTTTTCCCCTAGTGGCGTACCTGAAATAGGGGTACCTTTAGTTCATGACTAAATGTGCCATATGGGTGAGGGTCTCCACTGAGGAGCAGAACACGGAAAATCAGCTCCTCATGTTGCGTCAATGGGCTGCCAGACGTGGTCTGGAGATAGTAGTGGAGCACCTGGTAGAGGACTCTGCATACAGCACTGCACGGGGCAAAGGGCAGGCCTTTGATACAGCACGTAAGGCCCTACTGCATGGTGCACACCTAGGCCACTACAGTGTGGTGCTGGTGTGGGCTCTTGACCGCCTCTCGCGCAGGGGCATGGAAGACACACTGTCTGTGCTGCGCCAGTTGGGTGAGTGTGACACTGAGATCTGGTCACACGAAGAAGCGTGGTTGAAGACAGGTGACCCTGCCATGCGTGAGCTGCTGGTCGGACTCGCGGCATGGATGGCTAAGCAGGAATCCCTGCGCCGGTCGGAACGGACCAAGGCTGGCATTGAACGCCGCAGGAAGGCCGGCCTGCCAGTTGGTGGCAGGAAGCCCGGCGCGAAGGACAGGAAGCCCGGTCAGAGGCCCCGTGAAGGGTATGTGGCTGAGCAGGAGCGCCGCAGGGCTGAGAAGCTCTAGCTGACCGGGGGGGTGGGTCGGTACATAGGGCGCTACAAAAACCCGTAGTAGCCCTCAGTCGTGTTTATCGCGCGCGCTGGTTGCGGGTTTTTCCTCCCTCTTTTTCTTTTTCACGCGTGCGGATTGCGGGGGGTCGGATGAAGCATCAATGGTCCCTCTTGGGTGGTGGGGGTGGCTGGGAAGTGTATGAGTGTTCCCGCTGTCGCCGTTCTGCGATCCCGTCGATCTTCGGGTTTTTGTGGCCGTGGCCTCGGTGTAAGTAATTTTTCGCGCTGCGCGCGCTGGACAGGAGGTCACTGTGGCGGGTTCTGCGAAGGGCGGGCATTCGAAGGATCCGGCGGAGCGTGCGGCGAAGAGGGCGCGGGCTGTTGCTGAGGGTCGGATGAGTGAGGCGCCGGCACATGCCCCGTTTGAGCCGGGGAATGTTGTGTCGGTGTCTTATGGGGCGCATTCGGATCGGATTGTGTCGTTGCGGGCTCAGGCCCGGTTGGATGCGTGTTTGGCGGATCCGGGGTTTCCGGAGCATGTGAAGCAGCCGTATGTGCGGGACACGTTGAAGTCGTGGTGTTGGGTGCGTTCCCGGATTGAGTTGTATTGGGAGATGTGCGAGCGGATGGGCCCGGATAAGGCTCTTGAGGAGCTTGCGACGGTTGATGAGCGGGTGAAGATCTTCGAGGGCGGGACGCGGCGGCGGTCGTCGGCGTCGAAGCGGATGTCCCCGGAGGATATGTTGCGCCGGTGGGAGGCTCACGCGTTGAACCTGGCGAACGCTCTGGGGTTGACGCCGTTGGCGTTGGCGAAGCTCGGCAAGGACATCGCGGCCGGTCAGCGGGATCTGGCGTCGTATTGGGCGGAGATCGAGAAGCAGTAATTTGGCGATATGGGTGAGTGGTTAGCCTGGTGCCTGCAAAGCACCCTAGGCCGGTTCGATTCCGGCTATCGCTTCTCACTCTTGGCTGTCTCCTGAGGGGATCCGCTAGTGAAGTCAGCTGGTACTGATTCCAGCCGGGAGGCGCCCGTTACAGCGCCGCATTCTCTAACCTGCCGGGAGGTTTGTGCCGACTCTCGAAGACGTCCGCGCCGCGAAGGATGATTTCGGCCTGTTCTGCTCCCTGGTTGGTAAGCCACGCACGGCGTGGCAGATCGACGCGATGGAGCTCCGGAAGCGGCAGACGGTTGTGGTGGCCCCGCGTCAGTGTGGCAAGTCGGAGTCTCTGAGCTTGAAGGCGGCCCATGCGGCGCTGCGGAAACCGAACCAGCTCGTGATGATCGTTTCGGCGTCGGAGACGGCGGCCATTCGTCTGCTGTACATGGTACGTGAGGCGTTCGATCACCCGCTGTTGAGCGGTTCCCTCGCGGAGGACCCGACGCAGACCCGGATTGTCCTGAAGAACGGTTCCCGGATCCTATCGGTGCCGGCGTCGGAGAAGAGCATCCGTGGCTGGTCGGTGGATTTGCTGATCGTGGATGAGTGCGCGTTCGTCGCCGACGACATCCTGCTCTCGGCTGCGTTGCCGACGACGACGGCCCGCCCTGACGCCCGGGTGGTGTTGGCTTCAACACCGTGGGGTGATGCGGGGGCGTTCTTCAACCTTGCGATGCAGGGCCTGTCCGGAACGGATGAGCACACCCGCACGTACCGGTGGAAGTTGCTGGATGCGCCGTGGATCCACCCGGCTGTGGTGGAGGCGGCCCGGAAGTCGTTGCCGCCGTTGCGGTTCCGTGCCGAGTATGAGGGCGAGTTCATCACTTCGGGTGACGCGTACTTCGACCGGTCCGACATTCTTGCCTGCACGGCGGATTACCCGTTGCGTGCTGACGGTGACCGAATGCCTGCTTCGTGTGGTCTTGACTGGGGCCGTCAGCAGGACGCGCATGCGATCGTTCTTGCCGGGGCCTTGTATGACTGGGGTGTGAACCCTCACCCTGTGGTGATTCTTCCGTGGGTGGAGACGTCGCGGCGCCCGTACGGTGCGCAGGTGTCCGAGGTTGAGAAGCTCGCGAAGTCGTGGATGCTGGACGTCCGGACGGAAACGAACGGTGTGGGGGCGTACCCGTCCGAGGAGCTCATGCGGCGTCTGGGTGGTTGGACGCGGGTTGTGCAGCAGGGTTCCAGCCAGAAGTCGAAAGAGGACTACTACGGCCGGTTGCATGTGCTCATGTCTGAGCGGGGCATTGTGATCCCTCAGCATGAGGAGTTGTTGCGGCAGTTGGGTGGGATCACGGCCACGACAACCCCGATGGGCGGTTTGCGGATCCAGGCGCGGCAGGAGTCGTTGCACGATGACATGCCGGACGCTTTGGCGTTGGCTGTGGGGCATCTTCCTTCGGAGTTGGAGCCGTGTCCGGTTTCGGAGCCTCCGGAGGGCATGCATTGGGTTGAGACCCCGGGCGGGATCCGGATCCCGGTCCCGGTGTTGACGCGTAACGCTGAGCCGGACTGGGGTGCCGTGTATTCGGGTGTTCCGGCGTCGGCCGCGGCGGTGGAGGCCCCGAACCCGTGGGCTGAGGTTTACGGGGTGAAGAAGTCCGGCGCCAGTGAGGCGCTCCGGAAGCTGAAGGAGCTGAGTCAATGAGCGATGATCAATGCCCTGACTGCGGGAAACCGTGGCATCGCTGCTTCTGCCCGGTCAGGCGGGTCAGCGATGGCCTGATTCCTCCGGTGTACGACAATGCGCCGTCATGGCACTACGTCCACCGAGACATTCGATTCACGGACGCTGAGCTCGCCGCCGAGGTTCACCGGGCCTCCGCCGAGGTGTACCGGGCCAAGGTCCACGGACTTAACCCGGATGGGTTAATTGACCGGTTCATGGTGTTGAGCCGGTTCGCATCCCTTCCGCATTTTGATGAGGTGCAGGAGTGAAACGCCGCCACACTCCGGACGAGCTGGCGGCGGCGCTGCGCGAGCGTTTCCCGGCCCCGTACTCGCTGTCGTTCCGGCAGGTCGCAGAAGCCGCTGTGGAGCTCATCGACCCGGGCCCCGAGCCCGTTCCTGAGCCTGACGGGGCGCTGACCCCGGAACAGGCCAAAGCCCTCCTGAAAGAGGAGGACAACGGCTACATGGGCACGAAGACCATCTTCGACAAAAGCAAGTGCCAGCACTGCGGCGGCCTTCACGCCCGCAAATGCCCTGCCGTGGCCGAGATCGAATACCACCCTGACGGCAAAGTGAGCCGCGTCGTGTACTTCCCCCACGGCTCATGGCCAGCGGATGAAGTGTTGTGGCTCGAAGACGTTGTGAAAGCGGCGGAAGCCGAAACTGATTGATGACCCAGGAGGCGTGTGGCTAAAGGCAACTCGGTAGCGGCTGCCATCCTCGCCGCAGGCGGTAAGAACCCGGGCTTGATGACTCAACTGGCGCAGCAGGGCCAGTTCGACGTGAACCAGCCGTACAACCCGCTCCCCCGTCCCGCGTCGGCGTTCACGCAGGGCCAGTTCGCTCCGGGTTCCCCGATGATCCCCATGGCGGTGGACGTCCCGGGAGAGTCGGAGCGGCCGGATCCGCGCCGGTCCCAGTACCCGGTCAACTGGAACCTTAACCACGGCACGCCCGGTTCTGAGGGCTTGAAGCTGGCACCGTTCGCGACACTGCGTTCCGCCGCTGACGTGTACTCGGTGGCCCGGTCCTGCGTTGACCACCGCACGAACGAGATCGTTTCCATGGGCTGGGACATTGTCCCAACCGCTGAGGCGACACAGGCGATGAAGGGTGACCCGGATCTTCGGGAGGACTGGGAGAAGCGCCGCCGTCAGGTGGTGGAGTTCTTCTCCTCCCCGGACTCGGACAAGGCCAAGTACCCGACGTTTGAATCCTGGCTGTCCGCGCTCCTCGAGGATCGTTTCGTGATCGACGCCGTGGCCATCCATCTGCGGCCGCCGCGGCGGCGTGGTGCTGGCCCGTTCGGGTCGAACCTTGCAGCGTTGGACATTCTGGACGGTGCGACCATCCGGCCATTGTTCGACCTTGCGGGCGCGACACCTTCGGGCAGTTCCGTGGCGTACCAGCAGTACCTGTGGGGTGTGCCCCGCGTGGATCTGATCTCGGTGCTCACGGGCGAAGACGTGGCGGACCTTGGCGATCCTGCCGTGGAGTTCCGTGGCGACCAGCTCATCTACCTGCGCGAGACCACCCGCACGATCTCCCCCTACGGGTTCTCGTGCGTGGAGAAAGCCATCCGGCCTATCACCATCGGCCTGTACAAGCAGATCTACCAAGAGGACTACTTCACGGAAGGCTCGATCCCGGCGCAGTACGTGATCGCCGGTGACGGGGTGGACACCCCGCAGCAGATCCGCATGCTTCAGGACGCCCTGAATGCCATGGCCGGGGATATCGCGGCGAAGCACCGGATCATTGTCCTGCCGAAGGGTTCACAGACGAAGGACCAGAAGCATTCCCCGCTGGCGGACCAGGGTGATGAGTGGATTATCTCCCAGGTCACGGGGCCGTTCGGCATGACTCCGATGGATCTTGGTGTGACGCCTCGCGTGTCTGCTGTTCAGTCGCCTTCGGAGTCGAAGCAGCTTTCCCAGATCAACACGGATAAGGGTTCGCAGAACCGTATCAAGCCGGTCACGGGGCAGTTGAAGGCCGAGTTGTTCGACTACGTGATCCAGCGCGTGTTCGGCCAGAAGGACATGGAATGGTTCTGGGGCATTCCCTCGGAGACGGATGCCGGGGCGGACATCATCGACACGCACGTCACGATGGTCAAGAACGGTCTCGAAGCGATCGATGAGGCCCGTGTGGCGGTCGGTAAGAACCCGTTCGGTCTTCCTGAGACGTCGGTCCCGGGCATCATCACGTCCACGGGGTATATGCCGTTGACGGTGGCTGTTCAGGCTGCTGTGGCGTCGGTCGCTGCGGCCGCCGGCGCCGCGGAACCAGCGCAGTTGGGTGATGAAGCTCCGGATAAGGCACCGAAAGATGAGGATGAGCCTCTGAAGGGCCCGAACCTGACCACCCCGGCCCATGATGCTGTGAGGGCGGCTGACGGCACCCCGCCGGCTGCGAAGGCTGTCACGGCGGAGTTGGAGAAGCTGGAACGGTTCCTGAGGAAAGGACGCCCGGTATCGGCGTTTTCCTCGGACATCCTGACCTCTGACGAGTTGGCGGAGGCTGAGCTCCCAAAAGCGTGACCGGCGCTGTGCATGCGGTGGCCCGGAAAGCGGGGGCACGGCTGAGGCAGCAGCGCCGGGAGGAGCAGCTTCACCCGGCCATGACGGCTGTCGCGGCCGGTCTGGGGCAGTTGGTGTATGACCACCGTCATCAGGGGTTGTCCACGGCTCAGTTCGTGGACCGGGGCACGTCGGTGATGGCGGGCGGGTATTCGTCGGCGATGGATGCCGGTTCTTCGGACGCTGCAGCGGACCATCCGGACACTCCTGTGGTTTCGTTCGGGTCTGAGGTCCGGCAGCGGGCTGAGGCCCAGCAGGGGTTCCTGATGGGGCTCATGAAATCGGTCATCACGGGCGTTTCCAGCGCGGCTCTGGCGAACCGTTTCGGGTTGTACGCGCAAACTCTTGTGGGGGCTTACAACTCGGCGTATGGGCAGACCGTTGTCGCGGCCAACCCGACTTACGAGATCGTGTGGGAGCTCGGCGCGACTGAGAAGCACTGCGCGCCGTGCTTGTCTCGTGCGGGCAAGGTGTTCACGATGCAGACCTTGCCTGGCTGGCCGGGCGACGGGACGTTCGGCGGGGTTGTTTGTTCCGGCGGTGCCCGGTGCGGGTGTTCGGTGTCGTTCCGTGAGGGCGGTGTTGAGGTGGCCCGTGCAGGGAACACGCAGCGGGAGAACGCGATGTCGCATTACGACCAGCAGAACGATGATGCGGCAGCGCGGCGTGACGCGGCTGAGCAGGCCAGGGCCGATTTCGTGTCAGGGCTGCCTAGCCGTATTGGTTCGGATGGTACGTCCACGCAGGGCCGGGCACTGGATCGTGACGCTATCCGGCAGGAACTTGCTGACGCGGCGAACGCCCGCGAGCGGGCCTCCGGCGGGTATCAGGGCGTCACGTACGAGCCGCGGGACATCCCGGCAGACGAAGTGGCACGGATCTTGAGGGAGAGAGGGAAGACGCTGTGAGTGAATTCGCTGCATTCTGCCTAGGAGCAGGCGCACCCCGGGCCGACTGGCAGGCCGAGTCCATGAGCCTGAAAGAAGTGGTGACTGTCATTGTCGCCCCGCGCCAGACGGGAAAGACCGAGACTGTCGAGCTTCTGGCGGCATGGGAAGCCCTGCGTATGCCAAACCTGACGGTCATGCTCGTATCGTCAAGCGATGGTCAGTCGGGCCGCTCTCAGAAAGCTGTCCGCCGGTTCTGCGATTGCCAAATTGCGGGCGAAGATTTCCATCGGACGGCGCTCATGAATGGCTCGCAAATCCTTTGCGTTCCACCGGAGCGGGCGTCCATCGTCGGATGGAGCGTAGATGTCCTGATCATCGATGACGCGGCTTTCATTGAGGAAGACATACTCAACTGTGCGCTCAAGACTACGGTCGGCGCCGATGCGAAGGTCGTCCTCATCTCCGCCCCATGGGAGGCCAAGGGGATATTCCACGAGTATGCCAAGATCCGCGCGATCCGCTGGGACATCACGGACGCGCCATGGATTGACCCCCGAACCGTCGAAGCGGCGCGCAGGGTCCTCCCCGAGGGCAGGTTCCGATCCGAGTACTTGGCCGAATTCCCGAAGGTTGCGGCGGCATGAGGGAATGGTTGATCGCGTTGCTTTACGCGATATCGATCCTGGCTTTCATCCTGCTCATCGCGGGGGTGCGGCCGTGACAGTCATTGTCCCCTACGTCGAGCCCTTCCTTGAATCGGAGACTGAGACGTGGGCCCGGGCGAACGGGGCGCTGATCTGCCTGCTGCTTCAGTCCGACTCAAGCCACTACTGGACGCTGCTGTCGATGATGTGGATGGCCAGTGCCGGGACCAGCCGGGACCCTGGGCTCAGTGAGCATGTCGGGAAGCCCCTGACCGTTGTGGAGCAGGACGTTGTCCCGGCCCGGGGTGTGGTTGAGGCCATGGAGGCCTGCCCGGAGCCGTGGTGCGCGTCCCCGTACCAGCTCGGCACGGGCGTGTGGCTGGATGAGGGCCTCGGGTGCACGAAGTTCTCCGCGAAGCTCATCGCTGACCACCCGGACCTCATGGAGGTTGTCGGGTGGATCGATGACGACGGGATGCCCGCAAGGGACTGGCACCGCCTGGACGTCCGGATCGCCCGGACGCTCCGGGATCTTGGTTACGCCCCGCACCGGCACCGCCGCTCCACTCATTTGCACGACTACTCGAAACGACCCTAAGGAAACCATGGAACCGAGCATCGGCCGTATCGTCCACTACACGCTGACCGAATCCGACGCCGCGCGGATCAACAAGCGCCGCGAAGACTTCATGGCGTTCGTGAAGGCGTCCAAGGAGTACCCCTCGGACGGCTACCAAGCCCACGTCGGCAACGCGGTGCGTGCGGGTGACGTTTACCCGGCCATCATCGTGCGTGTATGGGCGACGTCGGTGAACCTCCGCGTGATCCTGGACGGCACGGACGACTTCTGGGCGACTTCGATCAGTGAGGGCGAGGGCGAGCGTCACTGGTCCTGGCCGCCGCGGGTCTAGCCTGTGGACGCCGCTGACGTGTTCCTTTCCCGGGCATCGCGGCCCCTGATCGTGTGCGACATCGACGGGACGCTGAACCACTTCGCGGAGTCGATATGCTCGGCCCTGAATGCCCGTTTCGGGCTGTCCCTTGTGGCGGCGGAGGTCAACACCTACCGGATCGGGGAAACGCTCCCTCGCGAGCAGCAGGATTGGCTTGCAGCCCAGTTCTGTAAGGGCGTCTTCTACGCCAACGCGGTGGCTGACCCTTTGGCCATAGAGGCACTCCGGACCATCAAGGATTCCGGGCACAGGGTGTGTGTCGCGACGGACCGGCCCGAGTCGGTGCGGATCTCCACCGAGGCTTGGGTCCAGCGGAACGGGGTCCCCGCTGACAGCCTCAACGTCGGCCCGGGCAACAAGGAACGGCTACTTGCCGGGTGCGGCCCCGACAATCCCGGGCTACTGGTCGATGACTCTCCCGAAAAGTGGCTGACCGTACCCCGCGAAGGCGTCTCGGTCTGGTCCCCCCGACACCCGTACACACCCACCAACTGGCAGGACTACCAAGGCGTATGGGTATTCGATGACTGGGCGCAAGTCCTTGACCGACTCAGCATAGGAGTCCCCGCATGACCGAACAGCCCGCAGAGACCGGAATCGCCATTTATGACGCCGGAATTCCCGTCTGGCCTACCCCGAAAATCCCCCCATTCCCAAAAACCCAAACCAAAGACACCCACCAGGAGGCGTGTGGCATTCACGACTGACGGCGAATCCATCGCCATTTCCATTCCATTCACCAAATCAGAAGAAGCCGCTGACGGCTCCGTCTATGTTGAGGGCATCTGCACCGACGATGGCCTTGATCTCGACAGTCAAATTGTTGACAGGGACTTCGCAACCAAGGGCCTGACGGTCTGGTTTGAGGACTGGGGCAATTGCAGGCAAATGCACTCCTCGAACCTCGCGCCCGCTGGCAAGGCGGTCAAGATGGAGGTCCGCCCGGAGGGTATTTGGGTCCGCACTCATGTCGTGGAACCGACAGCTGTGAAGCTGGTGAAGGAGGGCGTCTACAAGGCGTACTCGGTTGGCATCTCGAAGCCGCGGATTATCCGTGACCCGGATGGTATCGCGAAGAACGGCCGCGTGGTGGACGGGATCTTCTCGGAAATCTCCCTTGTGGACTTCCCCGCGAACCCGCGTTCCCGTTTCGATCTGGCCAAGCGCGCCAGCTCTGGTGAGATCGAGGTCGTTGAGAAGGCCGTCGAAGTGGAGCTGACGAAGGCCGCCCCCACCCCCGCCGATGTGTTCGGCGACAAGGCGAGCGAAGGAGATTCTGTGCCTCAACCTGCTGAAGTTCCCGCTGCTGAGAAGGCGACTGACGCCGACACGGCGCCGGTTGAGCCTGAGGTGACCAAGGGTTCCCGCGACTGCACGAACTGCGGGGCAACGCACCACGCGGATTCCGCGGCGAAGTTCTGCGCTGACTGTGGTTCGAAGCTTCCCGGCAAGACGGAGAAGGCTGAGGAGCCGGAAGTGTCCAAAGCCGCCGACGCGAAGGAGCCTGACGGCGACGAGGACGGCGCGGACACTGACGGCGATGGTGACGGCAAGCCTGACGCCGACGACGACAAGGCTGAGAAGTCCGTGGTCCCGCTGCACGTCAAGCGCCTCCACGACGCCCTGTGCGCCGCGTTCCACGAGGAGGACGTACTGAACGTCCACCCGGTGGTAGCGAAGGGCCTTCCGGGGCTTGTGGAGCCGGCGGTGTGGGCCGCTGATGTCAGCAAGGCGATTGCCGCGGAGGACATCGCCGGCATGGTCCGTCTCTCCGAGGGCTACGGCTTGGCGCTCCAGCTCGCGAAGGCCGATGAGGCCGCGTGCGGCACGGCGATGGACGGGCTGAGGAAGTCCTTCGCGGACGCTTTCCCCGACGCCCACCCCACCCCGGGTGATGTGGAGCCGGGCAAGTTCAAGCGGCCTTACATCTCGGCGGGCCGGGTCAACCCGACTGCGGCGCCGGGGCAGCACCCTCGGATCCCGCTCGCCTCGCACGTCCCGACCCCGAAGGCCGCCGAAGCGGACCTTACCAAGGGTGTTGTGGAGGATCAGGCCGCCGACATCCTCAAGTCGTTCCACGATTTCATCGCGGACCAGCACGCTGACATGTGCCCCATGTTCCCGGAACCGGGTGTTCTCCCCACGCCTGCCCCGGCGACAACGGATGCGCTCGACACCCGCGCCACGGCGACGCCGCAGCCTGTCACGCCCCCGAACTACGGCGATGTCCGTAAGGGCCTTGGCCTGGCCGCTGAGGAGTCGCTGGACGACCGGATCACTTCCCTTCTCGGTAAAGCCATTGAGAAGGCACAGAAGCCCCTGCAGGATGAGAATTCGTCCCTGCGGGAAGAGGTTGAGACGCTCACTAAGCGGATCACTAGCCTCGAATCCGCTCCGGACCCGAGTGATCGGGCTTACCGGGGTGGAGCCCTCGCCGCTCTGCGGCCATCGGTGGAGAAGGGCGCTGCGGGCAGCGTCGATACCGAGGCAGCCGAGGCACTGAGGGCGATCATCCTCAAGGCGCGGCACCCCAGGAGTGATATCTCCGGTCCCGCCATGGACTCGCTCATCAAGGTCGTGGGGCCCAAGCGGGCCGCCGATCTCGTCTCTGATTGACAACCCCTTTCTCTACCCTATTGGAGGTATGTGACCCGTATTTCTGGAACCCTTGAGCTTGACAAGCTCGCCAACACCGAATCGAACACTGACGCCATTTCGAAGGCAATGACTGGCGTCGCGCCTGGCCAGTACGCCGACAAGACCACCGAGATGATCGGTGAGCTGACCAAGGGCCGCAAGGGCGGCTTCAGTGACGATCACGCCGTGGCTGCGGATACTTTCTTCCGCAAGGCCATCAAGAAGGGCTTCGAGGCCCCGGCGGAGGTCGCGAAGGGCCTGAACCCGATGTTCTCCGGCGCGATCGGTGCTGCGATGCAGACGCCGCAGTCGGCGGCGATGGGTCAGCTCGTTGGCCAGCTCGAACAGATCCTTGGTACCGAGCTTGGCAAGAACATCAGCCTCACCAGCCCGCTGGCTTCCGGTCTTGTGCCGTTCGATCTGGCGGCCCCGGCGAAGCTGATCTACCCGGTTCACTCCCCGCTGAGGAACCTTTTCCCCCGCGTTCCCGGTCAGGGCCTCTCGCACCGTGCGAAGGTCATCACGGCGGTGTCCGGTTCGGCCATGGGCGGTCTCGCGACCCCCGGCAACCGCATGTCCATTTCGGAGTTCCCCAACGGGGGCAGCTTCTCGCAGTGGCCGGGTAACCTCCCGGGTTCGGGCTCGCAGACCGCGATTGACCTGAACGTCCCGTACAAGTTCTTCGGCCTGTCCGAGAACGTCTCGTGGCTCTCCCAGTTCGCTGGTCAGGGCTTCGAGGACAACGCGGGACTCGCGTCGCTGATCCTGTTGCAGGAGATGATGATGCTGGAGGAGCGCGCGATCCTCTCCGCCACGGCGACTGCGCTCTCCACCCCGGCACAGGTGACCCTCACGGCCCGCTCCGCGAACTCTGGCGAGGTCGGCATCTCCGGTGTCACCACGAACGTGTACGTGCAGACCACCGCCGTGAACCTCTACGGCGAGACCCTCCCGTCCACGGTCGCCTCGGTGGCTGCGTCGAACGGGCAGGTCATCGACGTGACCCTCACGCAGGTGTCGGGCGGGTTCGCGTCGAACATCTACACCGGCACGGGCACGGCGGCACCCGCCAACTCGGGCATGCACCTGCAGACCGCCGGCGTCGGTGCGACGAAGTTCACCATCCAGGGCGCGCTTCCGACCACGGGCGCAACCCCGCCCACGGCCGACACCGGTACGTCGAGCGCGAACGACTACGAGGGTCTCGTCTCCACGGTCTCCGGGCACGCTGCGGGCGGTGTGTACCCCGCCGGGTACCAGGGCTCCTACGTGAACCAGGCAGTCGGTGACATTCTCTCGGTCAACACGGTCAACAACGCCTTGCAGGCGATGTACAACGGTGCCAGCGGTATCGGCGCTGACCCGGACTTCATCCTCACTGAGGCTGGCGACCAGATGCGTCTTGGCGCTTCGATTGCCAACGCGGGCACGGGCACGGCGGGTTACCGTCTTGAGGTTTCGCAGGATCAGGTTGACGGTGTGCGGGTCGGCACGAAGGTGCGCGAGTTCGTCAACCCGATCACGGGCAAGGTCATCGACATGCGGTCGCACCCGTACCTCGCGCAGGGCACGGCAATGCCGATCTCGCTGAAGCTGCCTCAGCCGCAGCAGAACATCAGCAACGTGTGGGAAAACGTCATGGTTCAGGACTACCTGTCCATCTCGTGGCCCGTCATCGACGTGACGTTCCGCTACAGCATGTTCATGTACGGCACTCTCTTCTGCCCGGCCGTTCAGTACAACGGCCTCATCCAGGGCATCCAGAAGACTGTGGCGTCCGGCACGACCGGAACCTACAGCTAGTCCCAAAGTCCACTGCCCCGACCTAAGCAGGCCGGGGCAGTGGCATCCAATCCTTCAGGAGATCCCTTGGACTTCTACGTCGATCGCAAGAACGGCGCCCCGATGCGTGAAGGCTGCTACGGCATCAAGGTCGGCAGCACCAATTACAACGCTGACAGCCATGGCCGCGTGACTGTGGACAACCCGGATCATGTGCGCCTCATCGAGCAGTCCGCCCGCGACGACGGCGGCCGGATCCAAAAGGCCACCGGCACCAGGATTACCCGGACCGCTTCAAAGCGGTGCGAGCCGTGCCGATTCACCGCCTACCGTTTTTCGACCGTCTGCCCGAAGTGCGGCGGCCCTCTCGAACTCAAAGGAGAATCATGACCGCCTACGCCGCTTCCAGTGTCACCGCTTTCGCCCCGGGCAATGTCCCGTGCAACGGGCACCTCAAGGGCGAGGACGATGAGCGTTTTATCATCGACTGCCCCGTTTGCGAGCCCTTGCTTGCGGGTGACCCGTTCTGGGCGACTTCCCTCGAGGAGGCCCCGCTGACGGGTCCTGAGATGCGCGAGGCGGAGCGGAAGAAAGCGCAGGGCTCGGCTGCCATGGCCGAGTTCTCGCAGGCTTTCATGGCGAACTTCATGTCCCAGCAGGCGGCGGCGTTCGCCGCGCAGCAGGCTGAAGCCGCGAAGGCCGCTGAGTCCGAGAAGGCCAAAGCTGAGGTAGAAGCTAACGCCGCCAAGGAGGACGCCGAAGCCGCTGCAAGGGCTGCCGCGCCGAAGCCCGCTCCGAAGTCTGCCCCGCGTTCCAAGGCCCGTGGGGCGTCCGCGTAGCGGGTGCCCACGCTGCGGGGGCCCTCAGAGACGCCCCCGCCCGCTGGTGGGCCAATGCTCGGATTGCAAGGAAATGGTCTGCCAGAAGCACGTCCAGTGGGTCGATGACCGTTGGGTGTGCACGAAATGCGCGAAGGGGACGCGATGAGCAACGCAAACATTCAGATGACTCCGGGAGGGGCGATATGTGTCATCCCTGGACCGTCCGAGCTGAAGCTCCTGCCGGCGGTGATGACGGACGGCGACGGGAACCTCATTGGCTCGGTTGACCAGGCTAATGGTACCGCCGCGGTCCTTGCGACCCAGATCGGCGGACCTGTGCAGATCGTTTACAGTGAGCCTCTGACGGCCCGTTCGTCCTCGGGTTACGTGGACACGCTCAAGTCGGGTCCTGCAGTGAGTGGCGCGCAGGAGATGTTCCTTGGCGTGAACGTCTCGGCGGCCTCGGGGTCGTTGGTTGTGACGCTTCAGCAGCAGGACGCCAACGGTGTCTGGCAGGTTGCCGCGTCCACGCCGGCGATCACGCAGACGGGCACTGTGGCGCTTTCCATCGGCACGGGCACGCAGAACCCGACGATGCTCAACGGTGGCCCGTACAGGCTCGTGTGGGCCATTTCCGGGGCGTCCCCTTCGTTCACTTTCCAGATGAGTTTGCAGGGGCGCTGATCATGACGAACATTGTGGGCCCGGGCGCCCCGTATATCACCCCGGCCATGCTGATTGCCGCGCCTACTGGTATTTCGTGGTCCACGATCCCGACCCCGCGCGCTAGCCCAGAACAGCAGCTCGCGGAGCAGCTGAACATTTGCATGCGCGCCACGGCAGCGGTGGACGATTATGTCTCGACTCCGCTGCGGGCCACCATTGACACGGAGACGCTGTTTGGTCCCGGTGACATGCGGTTCCAGATCCGGCCGAACGGTACGTGCTGGCTTGTCCTGTCCCGGCCCCCGGTTGTGTCAGTGCTGTCCGGCCAGTACTCGGCCTCGGCGTCGTTCCCCCCGGCATGGACGCCTCTCGATGCCAGCAAGTTCAAGGTTTACAAGCCCATCATGGGTTTGTACGGCACGAGCGTCCCCGGGACCACGGACACGGGCGGTCAGGCCGTCCTGATGGCCCCGGGCGTCGTTTCCGGTTCCCGCGGCTCCGTCGAAGTCCAGGTGACTTACATGAACGGGTGGCCGCATACGCAACTCATGGCGGCTGCGAACGTCGGTGACACCACCATTCAGATAGATGACGTGACTGGCTGGCTTGGCGCGTGCGGGACTATCCGCGACTCGGTGGGACAGGAAGCCGCCGTGGTCACAGCAGTGTCTCCTACGGTCACGGGTTCCCTGTCCGGGCCGGGAACGCTGACGCTCGCCGCACCGTTGGCGAACGCCCACCCCGTGGGGACGCTGTTCACAACCATCCCTGAGTCTGTGGTTTCGGCGGCGATCCTGTACGCCGTTTCAGAGGCTCTCGTGCGCGGCGCCACGGCGGTCTCAGCGCCGGGCGGTTCCGGTTCCTCCGGCGGCGGCTCGAAGTCCATTGACCAGTACACGTCCGAGGCGGAACTGAAGATCCACAGATTCCGGCCAACGTTGTGAGCTGGAAATCCCACTCCCATCACGGGAAAAGGAAGTTCCACCACCGCCGGACGCTCCACCACCGGCATTACCACCTGAAGCACAAGCGGCGGGCGGTTCACGCGACACACAGACGGGCGACGAAGTTACGCCGCCATTACCACCTGAGGCACAAGCGCCATCTGACGCACCGACGCCAAGTCACCAACCGCCACACCGCGCACCGCGCGGCCCGCCGTAAACGCTAGGAGGCCCAATGACGCTGAACGCGACGCAACTATACGTCAAGGGCCTCCTCGACGGGCTGACGTTACCGATCGCTGAGCTCGGGACGCTGGAGGCTCACGTTTCCTACCCGAACCCCCTGGATCAGGTCACCCCGCTGTGCTTCATCTGGGGCGCAATGGGCGATGAGAAACGGCACACCATGCCGCGCGCACAGCCAGGGAACCTCTCTACGGGCGGGTTCAAGGACACCGCGTACGACATCGACCTGTGGATATTCCATGCCGAGCTTGCGGACGACCCGAACGCGGACTCCCTGTTCCCGGTCGTGATCGACGCCGTCCGGAAGGTGCTGCGTAACACCCAACTAATGGCGCAACTAACCGATTCGGTCACCGGCGAGAAGTCAACGATCAAGAAGATCGGCGAAAACATCAAGATCGACTACATGCCCGCACGGGCACTGGAGGATCAGCGCATGCTCCAGTACGAGTGCCGGATGATCGTGAGCGTTGTGGAGGCGATCCAGGCATGAGCGAAACATTCTCCTTCAACGCCAGCATTCCTGACTTGCCTTTGGCGCATTTCAACTGGGCGACACGGGCGGCGGGCTGGGCGGACCATATCGGACCGATCATGCGCGCCGAACTGATGAAGCAGGCCCCGAAGCAATCCGAGCGGCTGGCAAAGTCCATCCGGTACCAGCGGTCCCTTCTCGCGGACGGTTTGAAGGTCAAGTGGACCGCGAACACCCCCTACGCCAAATACGTGGTGGAGGGAACGAAACCGCACGACATCGTGCCCAAGGCCGCACGGGCGCTCCACATCATGGACGCCCACGGTGAGGCGGGCTTCGCGGCGTTCGCCCACCACCCCGGGTCCAAGCCAAACGATTTCCCCAAACGCGCCGCCGACGCCCTCGGCAGCCGGATCGCACTGACGTTCCGGGCAGCCGTCACGGAAGGCCTCTGATGAAGATCACCTTTACCGGCCAGCAACCCGTCTACGTCCACAACATCGGCATCTTCGAACCCGGGGATACCAAGGACATCGACGGGCCGATAGGGCCGCACCTGCTCAGGCGAACAGATTTCATCCCAACCCCCAAGCCGGTCCCGGTGAGGGCAATCACCAAAGCCAAGGCGCCCGCCAAGGCGAAGAACACCAACACCCAGGAGGTCTGTGACCAGCCAAGTAATTGAACGGTGGGGGTCGCTCTCTGCCACCGGTATCGGCGTCGAACAAGTTTTCGGAACGCCGGTCCTGCCGACAAGCAACGTGCCCATGACGGGTAACTCCCTTCAGATGGATCCGGGGCTGTTCTTCCCGAAGGTCCAGATGGGCCAGCGGGATTTGAACATCTTCCCGCTGTACGGGCAGCAGAAACTGTCCGGTTCCGTGTCCGCTCCTCTGTTCCCGTCCAACGGTGCTGAGCTTGTGGTGTCTGCCATCGGCATGGACGCGGCACCCGGTCAGGGTGTTGTGGGTTCCACCCCGACGAACTCCACGACCATGACGTCCAGTTCCACGGCTGGTGCGACGACGATCCTGGTCGCCGCGGTCACCGGGTATGTGGCGGGCACGACGATTGTGCAGATCGACACGAACACCGGCACCACGAAGACCTCTGAGTGCCGGAAGGTCACCACGATCACGGGCACCACGTCGCCGTACACGCTGACCCTGGACGCGGCCCTGACGTATGCGCACGCGTCAGCTTCGGCTGTCGCCGCGGTCGTGGCACCGTTCACGCACACGATCTCCCAGCAGAACACCCTGCCGTCCCTGACGGTGGAGAAGAACCTCGGCGGGTACGACTCGCTGCAGTTCGCCGGCTGCCGGATCAACAAGCTGGCCTTGGCGTGCCAGTCCACGAACCAGGAAGCCACGGTCACGGCGGACCTCATTGCACAGTCCGCCGCGGTCCTCGATTCCCCTTCCCCGATTGCGGTTGTCAACGAGAACCCGTTCGTGTTCGCGGAGGCGTCCCTGTCCCTGTTTGGTCAGACCGTCGCGCAGGCGGAGAACTTCTCGATGGACATTGAGAACGGCATCAAGGACACGTACACGTACGGGCAGGCCGGGCCGAAGTTCCTCACCCCTGTCACCCGGCACATTTCCGGTAAGGCGGATGTGGTGTTTACGTCCCTTGATGATGCCACGTGGGGTTACTACACCCAGATGGCGAACAAGGTCGAAGGCGCGGTCGCGTGGACCCTGGCTCACCCGAACAACGGCGGCACGTGGACGTTCAACCTCCCCGCGATCCGTCTGAAGACCTACACCGACGCGGTTCCGATGGATGACGTGATCAAGTCCTCGCTGGCTTTCGAGGCCCGCCTGAACCTTGCCACGTCCACCACGATCTCCGCGACTCTCGTCAACTCCGCATACCTCGGCTACTAGATAGGACCAACGCACATGGGCTTTATTTCCAAGTACACGAAGACGGAACGCATCGACCTTGAGGACGGTTTCTGGGTGGAGATCCGCCCGCACCTGACCGCCGCTCAGAAGGCCGCGGCTGAGGACAAGCTGGTCAGCATGGACGGCAACACGTCCGGAATGCAGATCGGCACCGGGGCTTACAACATCGTGTTGACGACTCAGGCGATCTGCTCGTGGAACCTCACGGACGAGCATGACAACCCGATGCCCGTCACCCCGGAGGACAAGCGTCTGGAGTCCGTGAAGAGGCTCCCGTCGTGGGTGACGGCGAAGGTTGTCGCCGCGATCCGCGATGCGGAGACGAAGAGCGCTGAGGGGCGGGCCGCGTTTCCGGGCGGAAGTGGAGAAAGCCCTGCGGTCGCCGGACAGCAACCAGAGGCCCCCGTGGCAGTTGGCGCAGTTCCGGAAGGCGGAGGCGTTCTGGACGAAGTTCGGGGCGAGGCTCCTGCCGGAGGACCTCAACCACTGGCCTGACGGGCTGGTTGAGGATTTCATCGTCATCCTCAACACCGATGCCGAGGTCCAGAACGAAAAGCATGACGGCAAGGCGGCGGCCAGCACTCCTGAGCGGGCCGCCGCCACGCAAACAGCATTCGACAACCTCCCGCGTAGGAAACGCGGCGAAACAGGAGGTATGTGACCAATGAGCTGATCCTCCTCGAAGTCGAGGCCCGGGACCGCGCGTCAGCGGTTTTCAAGTCCATTGAGGGGAGCCTTGGGAAGTTCACGGGCGGACTCGACAACATGCGGACCGCTCTCGGTAGGTCCGGGACGGACATGGAGGCAGCTCAGGCGAAGGCCGCCGCCCTCGGGCGCGCACACGAGGCCGCCGCGGCGCAGGTGAAGGCCGCACAGGCTGACATGGTCGCCGCCGGCGGGAAGGTCAAGGAAGCCCAGTCGGCGATGGCGGACGCGGCGAAGCTGTCCGGGGACGAGCAGAAGAAAGCCTCGGAACTCGCCGCGACCGCGATGCAGAAGGCATCCAACGACGAGCAGGCCGCCCTTCTGACCCTACAGGGTGCGCTTGAAACCTCGACCAAGAAGCACAAGGAATTCCAAGACGCCCAGTCCGAGATGTCGGCAAGGTCCGAGGCTGTCACGAAGACCATGGCCGGGGTTGGTGTCGCGACCGGCGCTGTCGCTGTTGGGGTTGGTCTCCTCGCTGTGGATTCAGCGAAAGCGGCCGGTGATTTTCAGGCGAACATGACGAAGGTCGCCACCTCAGCCGGTGAGCCTGTGGAGAACCTGCAGAAGGACTCCGACGCGATCATGGCGCTGGCCCGGGACACCGGGGCCACCCTGGAGAGCCTCACGGAGGGCTTCTACAAGGTGTCTTCGGCTGGTTTCCACGGCGCGGACGGAATGAACGTCCTGAAGGCCTCTCAGGAGGGCGCGAAGGCTGAAGGCGCGGACTTGGAGACCGTCTCGGATGCTGTGTCTTCGTCCCTGATCGACTACCACCTCAAAGCTTCTGACGCGGCTGACGTGACCTCGAAGCTTGTCGCCGCGACCGCGGCGGGCAAGATGCGGTTCCAGGACCTGGCATCGGCAATGCCTGCCATCCTGCCTACGGCGTCGGCGGCGCACGTGGCCTTGTCGGACATCTTGGGTGACATGGCCTCCATGACGGTCCACGGTGAGTCGGCGCAGCAGGCGTCACAGAACCTTGCGGACGCGATCCGGCACATGGAGAACCCGACAGCCCAGCAAGCCAAGCAGCTTGCCCTGTTGGGCATGACCACGACGCAGTTGGCGGACGACATCAAGTCCAAGGGCTTGTCGGGGACTTTGCAGGAGATCTCCACCAAGATCACGAACATGATGCCGCCGGGGTCGGACAAGGTTCTCCTGCAGATGCGCACGGCCATGGATTCGTTGACGGGGCCGGCGAAGGATCTTGCGCAGCACCTGTTTGACGGTTCGATGACCATGAAGCAGTACCAGAAAGCTGCGCTGGACCTTGACCCCGTGTCAGCCAAGCAGGCGTCGTCATTCGCTACCCTGCTCGGCGCGACGCACCGTATCGGTGACGCGCAGGTGTCCGGTTCGGAGGTGCTGCAGAACTACACGCAGGCACTCGCCAAAGCAACTGGTGACGCGACAGGCCTGAACGTGGCCCTGATGCTGACCGGCGAGAACGCCGGCACCACCAATGCCGCGATCAAGTCCGTTGCCGGGGCCACGGCTGACGCGCAGGGCAACGTGAAGGGCTGGACGGAGATCCAGGCGAACTTCAACACGAAGCTCGACAAAGCCAAGGAATCCTTTGAGACCGTGAAGGTTGCCATCGGAACGGCTCTCCTGCCGATCCTCGGGACCCTGATGGACAAGGTTTCCTCGTTCATGGGTCCGATCGTTGACTGGATCTCGCACAACCCGCAGCTTGCCGCAACGATCCTGATCGTCACGGGCGCCGTCATGGGGCTTATCGCCGTGGTCGCGGCCCTGACTATCGCGTTCACGTTCCTTGCCGCTAACCCGATTGTGCTGGTGATCACCGGGATCATCATCGCAATCGCGGCCCTTGCCTTCGGGGTCGTCCAGCTCGTCACGCACTGGAACGACGTCGTCAAGTGGATCACCCAGATCTGGGGCGGGTTCATGAACTGGCTCAAGCAGATCATCGACGGCTTTGTGACCTGGTGGAACGGTGTCTGGGCCCCGGTGGGGGCGTTCTTCAAGACCATCTGGGATGACGTCGTGAACTGGACGAAGGGCGCCATCGGCGGCTTCGTTCAGTGGTGGATGTCCGTGTGGACGCCTATCGAGACCGGGTTCAAGGCTGTGTGGGACGGGATCGTTACCGTGGCGAAGTTCGTCGTGACGCTTCTGGCTGCGGTCCTGATCGGCCCGATTGTCGGGATCGTCCACCTCCTCGGGGACGCATGGAACTGGCTGTGGAAAAACGCGATCAAACCCGCATGGGACGGGATCGTTGACGTGATGAAAGTCGCCTGGAACTGGATTCTGGGGAACGTCATCAACCCGATCGTGAACTACGTGAAGTTCGTGGCCTCGATCTACGTGTGGCTGTGGCAGAACGTCCTTGTCCCGGTGTGGAACGGCATCGTGGACGTGTTCCGCACGGCGTGGAACTGGATCCTCACGAACGTGGTTCAGCCGATCATCGACTGGTACCACAAGCTCGCGGACACCTTCACATGGTTCTGGCAGAACGTTGTCGTCCCGGTGTGGAAGGGCATCCAGGACGCGATTGCTTTTGCGTGGAACTGGATCGTCCAGAACGTCATGAATTTCATCCACACCGAGATCACCGGCCTCGGCATCATCTTCAACTGGTTGCATGACGACGTGATCAAGCCGGTGTGGCAGGCCATCCAGGACGCGATTGGTGCGGCGTGGAACTGGCTGACCCAGAACGTGTTCGACCCAATTGGCAAGGTTATTGACGGCGTTGGCAAGGGCTTTGACGCCATGGGTCAAGGCATCAAGAAGGCCTGGGACGGAATGAAGGAAGCGGCTAAGGTTCCGATCCAGTTCGTCGTGGACACCATTTACAACAACGGCATCCTGCCGGTCTGGAACAACGTTGCCAAGACTGTTGGGATCGCGCCGATTGACCCGGTACACCTGAACTTCGCGACAGGCGGCACCGTCCCCGGCTACTCGCCGGGGAACGATACCGTTCACGCGATGCTATCCCCGGGTGAGGGCGTCCTTGTCCCGCAGGCCGTCCGGGCTCTTGGCGGTGCTTCCGGGATTGACGCGATCAACTCCATGTTCGGGCATGGCGGCGGACCCTCCCTGAAGGGCGGCCGTCAGCATTTCGCGGACGGCGGTGTTGTCGGGGACATCATCGGAAGTATTGGCAACGTGGTTGGCGGGGCCCTGAACGGCCTCAAGGACGCCGCCCTTGGCGGCCTGCGGGCACTGGCGGCACCAGTGGTGCAGGGCATTGAGCATCTCGCGGATGGTTCGCTTGGCTCGACAGGGTTCGGCGGCCTGATGGATTCGGGTGTGCACAAGATCGGGGACGGCTTCCTGTCCTTCCTTGGCGGGAAGGACTCCACGGCGGCGAAGTCCGCCGGCAACGCGAACATCGGTTCCCCGGGGGCCGTGTCCGGGGATCTTGCGCAGTGGGTGGCTCAGGCCATGTCCGACGCCGGGGTGACCGGCGGGGACTGGTTGAACGGTCTGGAAACGATCGCCATGCACGAGTCGGGCGGGAACCCGAACGCCGCGAACAACTGGGACTCCAACGCTGCGGCCGGAGACCCTTCCAGGGGTCTGATGCAGACCATCGGTTCCACGTTCGAGGCTTACCGGTCGGCGGCCCTGCCGGATGACATCTTCGATCCGGTGGCGAACATCGTCGCCGGTATCGGATACATCCGGTCCCGGTACGGCGGCATCGGGAACGTGCCCGGTCTGGTGTCCATGTCCAACGGCGGCCCCTACGTGGGGTACGACTCGGGCGGGTGGCTGCAACCGGGCATCACGCAGGTCTACAACGGCACGGGCAAACCTGAACGGGTGATCTCCCCTGACGGGGCGGGCCCGGGCGGGGACGCCCCGTCGATGGTCTTCAACATCGACATCCACGACATCAACGGCACCCTTGATGACCGGTTCGTGGCCAAGCTGGAGGACGCGCTCGGTAAGCGCATGGCGACGTGGACCCTTCCAAGCGCAGGACACATGATCCGGAGGTAACCGAATGTCCACTGTCGGTGACCTCACCAATAACTCGTACGCTGACTCGCAGAGCAACTACGCCAACCAGGTTGCTTGTGTTCTGACGATGCCCGCGAACGGGTGGATCACCTCGGCCAGCGTGATCATGGGTGGTTTGTACACGAACCCGTGGTCTGCGCTGGCGTTGTGGGCGAGCAATGGTGTGCTTCTCTGGTCCGGTCCCGGTTTCTCCGCCGGGACCGGCCGGGCACTTCAAACCCAGTCCGTTGCGAACCTCCGGGTTGGTGGCGGCGCGGCGTTCTATGCCGGGTTCTGGCGTGACCCGAACGCGGACGCGATCTGGGGCTTGGACGGTTCGGTTGCGACGAACTGGGGGGCGCAGTCCACCCCGGGCAGCGGCGGCCCGTCGAACTTCACCAACTCGATTGCCCCGTACGGTCCGGGGCAGTTGTCGGCGTCGGTCAACTATGTTGCGAACGCTGCCCCGAACGCTGGTTCTTGGCAGTCTCCTACCCCTTCGGGGGCGATCTCGGACACCAACCCGACGTTCTCCGGGACGACACCACAGAACCCGGCTGACGCCGCGTACGACTATGTGGGTCAGGTCTGGTGGCAGATCACCCGAACGGACTCTGGCGTCCTTGTCGCGGACCAAAAATGGTCGGTGAACGCGGCCATCCCTTCGTGGTCGAAGAAACCGTCCGACTTCGGTATCAGCCTCCTCGCCGGCGTCCAGTACTCGGTCACGTTCGCGTACTCCGATTCGTGGGGCGCGTGGTCCGGATGGTCCGCGGCGCAGACGTTCACGGCCAACGCCGGGCCGAACGCCCCGGCACCGACCGCCCCGACCGGGAAGCTCACAACCATTACGGGCGTGAACTTCACGGCCACCTACACGCACCCCTCCAGCCTGTCGGCGCAGAACGTCCAAGTCCAAGTTCTCGACCCTTCGGGCCGGACGGTCTTCCAGGATTCCGGCGTGGTGGCCAAGACGGTCGCCCCCGGGGCCAGCTACACGGTGGCGCAATGGTTCCCTTCGCTTGCGTGGGGTTCGGCGTACACGTGGTGGACCCGCGCGCAGGACACGTCCGGGGTGTGGGGTCCGTGGTCTTCACTGACCGCGTTCACCACTGACACCGCACCGAACGCCCCCATTCCTTCGGCGCCGGGGATGGCCGCGATCATCTCGTCCGGTTCTGTTGTGCTGAAGGCGGCGTTCTCCACCCCTGACGGGTCGAATGTCACTTCCCTGATCTGGGACTTGTTCGACGTGACGGCTGGCGCGGAGGTGCCCGGTTACCCGGCCACGGTCACTGGCTCGTTCACGTCGGGGGCTACCCAGACCCGTGACGTGACCTCGGCCCTTGTGGTGGGGCACGCGTACGAATGGCGCGCACAAGGCTCTGACGGGACCCTGACGGGCGCATGGTCGCCGTACTGGACGTTCACTTACACCACACCCCCGTCCGTGACGGTCACAGCACCGGCTGGCGGGGCCGTGGAGGCGTCCGCTACGGCTACGGTCACGATCAACTACGGCGGGTCCGCGGCCAAAGCCTACGACCGGACACTGATCACGGACACCACCGGGGGCGGGACCGCGATCATCTACGACTCCGGGAACATCGCCGGCGCCCGGACAACCTGGGGGCTGCCATTCTCGACCATCCAGAACGGGCACTCCTACTCGATCTCGGTCATCGTCACTGACGTGAACGGGCTCTACGCGGTGTCCGCCCCCGTGGCGTTCTCCGCGTCATGGACGATCACGGCCACCCCGGAGCTGCAGCTACTTGTTGCCGGGCAGGACCGGACGGCGAACTTCAACCAGGATCAGTGGTCCCTGTCTCAGGATTGGGGCAGGCAGGGCGATACGGCGTCGATTATCCTCACGGATGAGTTCAAGACGGCGCCGAACTTCGCTTTGCCGCCGATGTCCACGGTCGAGCTGCGGGACTTGAACCTCGGGGTTCTGCTGTTCGGTGGTGTCGCGACCCAACCGAAGTCCTCCCGGTCAGGGAACCTGATGACGTGGACACTGATGTGTTCCTCGCCTGCCGTTTATCTGCAGAACCGGATCGTCTCGTCGGACTATTCGGGGTGGACGGCGGACGCGATTGTCCGTGACATGCTGGCACAGGCCGACTGCGGGATCACGGCGAACCATGTGGAGGCCGGGCCGATCATCGACCATTTCAAGGGCCTGAACCACACGGTGACGCAGGCGTTGCAGAAGCTCTGCCATCTCGCTTCCACGACGTCAACGTATGGGTGGTGGGTGGACGGCGGTTCGGACCTGCACTTCGCGGCGACAACGCAGGCGGACGCCCAACCGTCAGGGGTTGTGTTGACGGACCGGGTAACCTCGGCGGCGACGACCATGACGGGGTTTTACGAGACGGACTCGCAGACGTACTACCAGTGGGATTCCTCTTCGTTGAAGACCCGTGTGCTGGTGCAGGGCGGTTCGATTACCCGGACGACCACTGAGCAGTTCGTGGGCGACGGAACCTCAAGGACGTTCCACCTGTCCTACCCGGTGCAGACGAACCCGCTCAACGCTGTTGTGCAGGTCAACGGGGTGGCTGCCCCTGTGAGTGACCAGACGGACGCCACAACCCCGTGGCTGCTCGTTCAGGGCGCCCCGGGCGTGTGGTCGCTGTCCACGCAGCCCGGCGGCGCACCACCGGCCTCCGGGGCGATTGTGGCGGTCACATACAACTACGTGACTCCGGTGGTGGCGCAGGCGCAGTCCAGTGCGGGTATCGCGGCGGCGACGGGCCCGAATCAGGGCTTGTTCGACACGCTCATCACCGACTCGACCCTGGACGGGCTTGAACCGGCGCAGGCGCGGGCGTTGCGGGAGTTGGAAGAGTACGCCCTGTCTCAGGAGCGGGTTGTTCTGGTGACCACGGAGGACTGGCCGGGCTGGCTCACGGTCGGGCAGTCCTTCCGGTTCCAGAACGGTTACTTCGCTGATTCGCAGAACAACTACACGCCGGGCATCGATGACACGTTCCTTGTGATCCAGATGCGCGCTTCGGGGGTTGCTGGCGGGTTCCGGACGTGCTCGATCACGGGAGTGAGGGTCTAAATGGCTGGCGGCAACCGTGCGTATACCTTGCAGGACGTCCTGGGGCAGTTGAATCAGGACTCCTCGCAGGGTCAGACGGACGACGGCGCCGGGCTTCAGATCAACCAACTAACCGGCGTGTTTGACACGGTGGTGGCCGCCGACACGGTGACCACCGTTACCGGCGGCGTTTCGTTCAACTGGGACGCCTCTGCCGTGTGGGGCTCTGTTGAGTGGGGCGGGGTATTCGACGGCGGCGGTGCCTCGCCGGGTGCGGGCTCAATCATCGACGGCGGCGTGGCATCTTCCACGTATGCGACTTCAGGGAACTTTGACGGAGGTGGGGCCTGATGCCGGTCATCCAGTTCTATGAGACGGTTCCGGCTGCTGACGGGTCTTCGGTCCCGGCTGTCGGCCGGTTCCAGTTCACCCCGTCAGGGTCGGTGATCAACGGGACGCAGGAGGTTCTTGCGAAGCCGTTCACCGCCGCCTTGGACGGCACGGGTCGGATGAGCGTCAACCTGGCCGCGACGACGTCGAACTGGGCGTGGCGGGTGGACATGGACATCCGCGGCGTCCCGCCGCAGACGGTCTACGTTTCGGTGCTGTCGTCGGACACCCAGTGGGCGAACCTGACCCGCGTTGACCCGCACTCTTTGACCGCCATTCCTGCTTTCCTGCCACCGCCGTGGGTGGCCAACATCAACATTGACGGGGGTACGGCCAGTGGCTAACAGAATCCAGATCCGCCGTGACACTGCCGCTAACTGGACGTCCGTGAATCCGGTCCTCGCTTCGGGGGAAGAGGGCTTGGAGACGGACACCGGAAACCGGAAGCTCGGTGACGGGGTCACCGCGTGGGCTTCCCTCGGGTACCAAGCGCCCAACGCAGCGACACTCAGTGCCACTTATGTCCCGTTGGCTTCGCGTGGCGCAGCGTCAGGTGTGGCCAGTCTGGATAGCGGTTCGAAGGTTCCCACGGCGCAGATCCCGGATCTCAGTTCGCTCTACATCCCGATTGCGACAGGCAACAACCCAGGACTTCACGTCAACACCCCCTCCCCGACTTACGGGACGTGGTTCACGTTCGGCAACGCGCCGGGGAGCATGGGCTTTGCCGGTAATGGTTCCCCTCCTGAGGCGTGGGCACCGTGGATTGTTTACCAGAAGTTCGGGGATTACACGGGTGGCACGAATGCGGCGGTCACCAAGACCACACAGGCTGCTGCGATCCTCGCCAGCTACTACGGACCATGCGCCGATGACGCAGCGGAGGCATTCTCGTCCTTCGTCGGACTCAAGAACACGGGTACGGCTTTCGCGCACACGAAGCCCACCGTAGCCATTGAGGGCATCGCGCAGATCGAAGGCTCGAACACTGCCATGGGCGGCGATGCTGCACCGCTGCTAGGAATCGGCTCGCGCGTCATCATCCAAAGCACCGCGCACGTTGCCACATCGGCTAACTTCAAGGCCACAACGAACAGCACTGGCGGCCCGACGTTCGGAACGTCAGACAAACACATTGCGTTCTGGCAGCCGACCCCCGCTGCCGCGAACGGTGGTACCTTCACCAAGGCATACGGTGTGTACGTGTGCGACCCGATCAACAGTGAAGGCGGCTACACGCTCGGGGCATCCGGTTACACCGGTCAGGCGTGGATTCTGGCGAACGGCGGAGCGGACACTGGAACGTCGTTCGCTTTCTTCCAAGCGCCATCAACGGCCAACCTGACCACCATGACGCTGCGGGCCGCGACCGGTCAATCCAAGTCCATCCTGCAAGCCGTGGACTCTGGTGGTACTACCCGCTTCCAAGTCAGCTTCGCAGGATCGGTAAACCAGACCAGCCAGAGCTACAACTGGCAGAACTCATCGTCAGTCTCGCAGGTTGTCATCGCTGGCAACAGCAGTAACGGCACGATCACCCTCGCGGGCGGCGTGAACTTCATCCTGGACACGACCACCGGAAGCAAGATCGGAACCGTAGGTGGGGCTAGCGGCCAGAAGATCGGATTCTTCGGAGCAGCCCCAGTCATTCAACAGCTACTCGCCACGGGAGCAAGCCACACCGTGGACGACATCATTACCACCTTGCAAACCCTCGGACTAGTTAGGCAGACATAGTGAGCACGTACTTCCCAGACGACGGAAATTGTCTACAGATCCAGTCCGAGACGGAAACCCTGTTTAGCCTCGACATCACCCCAGATAACGAAGCTCACGTTCAATACGACCCAAAAGACTGGCACAAAATCGCGAAAATCGTGGGCTTGGCCTATTCACACTTCCCTGACGACCTGAAAGAAAAGGAACAGCCGACCGTGCTTTCGATTAATACCCTCCACGTGTTCGCTGACATGCTGAACAACACGCAGATCCCTGTTGGTCACCCTGACTTCGAGCAGAGCGCACTTGGCCTCATTGCCGCGAAGAAGGAACTGGCAGCGGCAATTCAAGCGGCTTCCGAGAGCGAGCCGTCAACGCCCCAAGAAGGCACAGCCCAAGGAACGCCAGCACCATCGGCTTGAGGCTGACGTAGTTGTAGATCGAGTGCATCATCCACGTGCCCCAGTAGCCATACGCTGCTGCGGTGTACAGGTTGGGGCGGCGGAGGTAGCCGTTGCGGAAGCGCCGAGTGATGAAGCCAAGGGCAAGCATCCCGGCGATGACCAGCGGCACCCCGCCGTCGATGTACAAGCCGCCAAGCACGGTGGGTGGGCTGCCGCCAACTTGGGCGTAGCTGCGGCCCGTAATGACTTGAGTGGTGAACGAGTCTGACGGTGGCAAACCCGAGCGCAGCAGTACCGCGGCATCGGCAAGGAAGAACTGCCCGTTCTGGAACGGCACATCGTCCGGGATCAGGTCGCGGCTCGCCTGGAACACTCGAGGTCCGATCTGCAAACTCAGGATGCCGGAGGCCAAAGGATAGTCACCAAGCCCGTTCTGATCCAGTGCCGCATTCAAAGCTTCAGCGGTTCCGGACTGCTGCTGACGGTAGTAGTTGAAACCGGTAAGGGCCGCGAAGCCGAGAACCGCGACGAGCAGTACCGTGACAGCTTTGACCGCTCGCGTTTCCAGCCACGCCACAACAATGGCGACGATCGGCAGGATAAGGAACGTCCGGGAACCGCTGGCAAGCAGGAACCCCAACAGGACCAGGATCAGCAGCGTGTCAAATGCCGAGATCTTCCGATCGGCCCGCTTCCGTGACCATCGGTCCAGCACCAGCACCACAAGGGCGAATTGCTCGACACCAACGATGATGCCGGTTATCGGGCCAAGGACCGAGGCGTTCTCCTGAAACCGTGCCGCATTGATGTTGGATGCCAGCAGCGGGATCCCGCCGGTCACAAAGTTCACGCTGGCGAGGCCAAGCCCTGCGAACGCAGAAAGCCGCCCAAGGTTGAACTCGGCAGGGGCGATGACGCGGGGCCCGAAGCGTGGGGCCTTCTTCGACGTGACCGCGGCGCCAGCCATGAAACAGCCAAGCCCGAGGCCGTAGAGCCACCATTGGGTCGCGTCCGGATCCAAGCCGAGAGCGCCGCGCTGACCCAGCTTGAGCGAGCCGAGGATATAGGCGACACCGAACACCATTGGGTAGAGCAGGAGCGCGCCGCCCCAACGGGAGCCCTCGGCCTGCCAGCGGTCCCATTGGATTAGGAACGCAGGGAACAGGATAAGCAGTACGCCAAGCGGCGCGACCCATGGCTCGGTCCCCGAGATACCGCAGAAGCACGCGAACGCGGCGGCTCCGCAAAAGAGAAGCGCCTGGGCGACACTACCGGATTTGGGCGGCGACGAGATCCGCGAATTTAGCATGGCTGGCCTCCGTGAGGTGAAGTCGGTCAGGAAGGTAATCGAAGCTCCACGACAGAGCGGAGATGTACTGGCGATTATTGGTAGCTGCCGCAGCCGAGAGCGCAGCATCAATGTCAGTCAGACCCGAACGCGCCGGGGCATTGACCGGGCCAAGGACAATAACGTTCTTGACGGCGCTGAACTTCCTCAGCAGCCCGTCGGCGGCTGACTGAACTTCCTCGCGTGACTTCCCGGCGTCGTTGAGGCCGCCTTCGATGATGAGGGTATCCGGGGCAAGCTGCCTAATGTTCGCGATCCGCGTGCCGTACTGCTGGTCACCGCAGAACCCGCCGTTCGTGTACCCGGTGTACCCGACACCGTCCACGTACTCACTCCAACCTTTGGCCTGCGCGAGGTCGTACACCCAGCCCTTGGTGCGGTCAGTCAACAGATCACCGGCGGCGTAGGAGTCGCCAAGGATGGCCACCTTCTCCGCGCCGGTCCCGATCTTAACAAAGTCGCCGCGGGACTCGACCCAGTTCGTGACCGACTCGCAACCCTTGTCGTTGTCGAGTTGCTTCTTGACCAGGATCCCACCCCCGGTCAGCGCCCCAGCAGCGAGGACGGCTCCGGCGATGATCAGCGCGGCAGATTTGTGGCGGCGGATGGTTCCGCGCAGATGGCGCCCGTGAAAGATCGGCAAAAGTTACCCCCCCAATGAGTTGTTGCCCTGATTGTACCGAAAGGCTCAGTGAACCATGACTGTAGATCCCATCGTTACCTACATGTCCGCAGATGCTCTCCGCGAGATGGAAGAGTCAGAGACGCCCATTCCAGAGAGCCACACAGCCCATGCCCGCGATCTACGAGCGCGGTTTCTCGCACCCCTCGGTGTCGTCGGCGTCATCACCCTGCAGCTGTACGAGGAAGACGAACTGGTTGAGACCCGGGAGTGCAAGAACCTGATCACGACAGCAGGCCTCACCGCCTTGGCGTCGGCCCTGAACTGGTCGTCCATCTCGGATCAGGCCGCGAACCTTGGGATCAACACCCCCTACTCGCTCGCCCCCGCGTACGGGGCTGTCGGCACAGGCACCACACCCGTCACCGCCCTTGACACAGCACTGACCAACGAGATCCAACGCGGCACCGTCTCGCAAGCATCCGCCGCGAACGGACAATCCGTGCTGTCGTTTTTCTTCGGCAACACCCAAGCCGTAGGAACCATCAGCGAAGCGGGCCTTTTCGCCGCCGCATCCATCACCCCCGGGTCCGGCATCCTCATCGATCACGTCCTCATCAGTCCGGCCCTGACCAAAACAAACATCCAGACCATGACAATGCAGGTCAGCTTCACACTGACCAGCGGATAAGGGGCGACACAATGGCTGTCGGCTACGCACAAGTCATCCTCAGGGACGCCCCCGCCTCCTACTGGCGGCTCGGGGACCTCTTATCGAACTCCTCCGCCACTGACACCGCAGGAACCGTCACCGGCACCTACTCCGGGTCGATCAGCCGTGGCATGCCCGGCGCCGTCATGGGTGACCAGGACTCGTGCACGTTCTTCCTGAACGGCTACGTGGACATGGGCAACCAGTACATCATGGGCGGCACGGCGGCGTGGACCGTTGAGGCGTGGGTGCAGATCCAGAAGTTCAACGGTGTCGGCACCATCGCCGGGAACTACTACAACGGCGGCGGCGGCTTCCAAGGGTGGGGCCTGTCCGTCTCAGGGTCCGGGTCCATCGAAGCGTTCCGGGCGCTCAATGGAACGTTCAACACCGCATCCACGGCCAACTGGGCGATGCCCCTCGGGCAGTGGACATACTGCGCCGCAACATATGACGGGACCAACATCACCCTCTACGTCAACGGCGCCCAGGTCGCACAAGTGGCCTCCTCGCTGTCCGTCAGTTCCGCAGGCTCGGTTTTCCGGATCGCCAATGACGGGATCGGCCTGCCCATTCAGGCCATGGTCGATGAAGTCGCCGTCTACACCCACGCCCTTACCGCCACGCAGATCCTGAACCACTACAACGCCGCAAGCTTCCTCACAAACGCCCCAACCTACCTCGCCGCCAAAAGCGACGGAACACAGGTGGCACAGGCCGGGCAGATCAACCAGTCACTCGGCATGCACGCCCTCACCATGCACAACACGGGCACGCTGCAGGTCGGGGCGACAGGAAGCGCTACCCCCGGAACAACATGGTCACTCGCCACACAGTGGCTTGACCAACCATTCACGCTCCCCGCGGGGATCGACACGATCAACCGGGTGGAAGTCGCCCTACAGGCCCTCGGGACCGGGGCCGACGTAACCGCCTCCATTCAGGCCGACGTATCCGGTTCCCCGTCAGGAACCCCGCTGGCGTCGATAACCATACCGGCGCAATTCGTCCCCGTGAACCGGGCCCGCATGGTGTCCCTACCATTGCAGGTCTCCGGGCTGACCGGCTCCGCCGTCTACCACCTCGTACTCCAAACGGCAGGATCCTCCGGGAACACCCTCGCCGCCCCGCAAGGCGGCACCGGACTGGGGACCCTCCAAACATCCCCCACCGGGGCCACATGGACGGCACAAACCAGCGTGCAGCTCATCGTCGGCGTATACACGGGCGACAACCCCCCGCTCCGGAACCTCAGGGAATCCTCCACGGCATGGGTCGAACTCGAGAACTCCGCCGCCGGGCGCCTGGTCGGCGCGTACGAGATGATCCAAGGCGCCCGCACCGCGCACCGCTTCCAATATTCCGGTTATGGCCGGATGAACCAGATCCTTTAGGGGGCGTGTGGGTTCACTTCTCGACGCAGCACTTTTCGCCTACGGACAGAACCCGATCATGGGCGCCCGGATGATCCAGTCCAGCGTCCAAGCGGTCGGCGCCAACGTCTATTCGACCCTCGGTTTCCAGAACGTGGAGTTCGACACTTCCGGCTCCGCGATTGCCAGCACCTCGGGCACGCTGACAGCGAACCTCACCGGTTTGTGGTCGGTGTCGGGGACGGTCTCCTACGCCACGACCAGTTCCCATGCCGGTTATTGGTTCTCGGGGTGGATTACCCGCAACTCCACCGCCGGCGGGGATGTCCTCGCCGTGGGCACGACGCTGGCGTACAACGGCGCGTACGCGACGTCGGTGAACGTGGCCGCCGTCGTCCGGCTCGCCGCCGGGGACGTGCTCCGGTTGCAGGCCCTCCACAACTACACCCCAGCCAACGTGAACACCCAGGCACTCACCTGTTTCCAAATGGCCTACCTCGGCCCAGCCTAAGGAGAATGTGACCGACAAACCGCACCTGACCGCCGCCCACGAAGTTGACCGAGTCCTGCACGAGCAAGTCTTCTACCCCGAGCATGACAAGCGCACAGAGTCCCCCGCGTACGCCAAAGTTCACCACCGGCTCGTCGTCACCGAGGACCGGCCCTGTCTTATCTGCGGGGTTCGGAACTCGACACTGAACGACCCTGCGCAGAATCCCCACGGGGCGAAACAGATCGAGACGCACCACCACATCATTGAGTGGGCCCTCCAGAACGCCATCGACTTGGACAAGTTCAACGAGCACGTCTGGCCGAACCTGCAGGCGCGCCACCCCGGAGTGTTTGAGAAGCCGTTCACGCAGCAGGAGATGCTGGACTTCATTGACCACTCCGAATTTAACCTTTGGTGCCTCTGCGATATTCACCACCGCCACCAGCTTGTCGGTATTCACTCGATCACCGCCCCGATCTGGGGCGCCCAGAACCTCATCAAGGATGAATTCACGTACATCCCCGGGGGTGCCTGATGACAACCCCGGAGGAACAAAGGGCAATGGAAAACTCGAACGCGGCCGCCAAGGCCATCTTCGATCTCTTCCAAGACTGGCTCAAGCGTGTTGAGACGAAGATCGACACGATGACGGGGCGCCTCGAAGGCAAAGCGGACCGGGCCGAGGTCGCCGATCTTGCGGCACGGATGGACACCAAAGTGGACCGTGCCGAACTGGAGCGGTTCACCTCGAAATACGACCGCGAAGCCGAACGGATCCACACGAAGATCGACACCGAAGTGGAGAAGCTGAACGTCAAAGTTGAACACGAATCGGACCGCCTGGACGACATCGACAAGAAAGTTGGTCTGGGCGACCAGCGGGACAACGAGCGCAAGGAATGGCGGCAGTGGATCATCCCGCTGCTCATGACCGCGATCCTCGCCGCCGCCACGGTCTGGCAGGCGGTGAAGTGATGCTCGCCAAGCTGAAGGCCCTCAACGACAAGGCCGCCCTTGCCCTCGCCGCCGCGTACGGTTCCGCGCTGTGTATCTGGATGTTCGCCGGGTTCAGCATCATCGGTGCGTTCGTACCCGACATGGTGCTGGCCAAGATGCTGTATTGGTCCAACGCCGCACAACTCGTGTTCTGCCCGCTTTCCGTGTATGTCAGCGCCCTTGTGCTGCGCCGCCAGCAGGCCATGAAAGCCAAGCACGACGAGACTCATGCGCTCGTCAAAGAAATGCATACCCACGTCAAAACCAACCACCCTGGAGGTGTGTGACCAGATTCCGGATCCTTCACGAAGACCCGTCCAACCCGTACCGTCTCGGACGTCATCAGGTCCCCGACGCTTTCCCGAAGAACAAGGACGCCCGCAGCCTGGGCGCTTTCTTCGCCAAGATCAAAACCGTCACCCACGCCGAGCACGTAGCCCCCTTCAATCAGGGCAACACGGGGTCGTGCCACGACCCTGAGACGGAAATTCTCACTCGGGCTGGATGGCTTCCGTTCCAAGACCTCACCATGGACAACGAGCTTGCCACCGTTGATCCGGAAACCAATGAGCTGACCTACGAAAAGCCGACGCGCGTCATTCGGTTGGACTACAAGGGCGATCTGTATCGGGTGCAAAACCGAAGCAACGATTTCGCCGTCACGGCCGATCACACGATGCTCGTGCGGAAGTGGGATGAGTCCGCTCGCACGCTAAGCGATGACTTCTCGTTTGTCCCGATGAAAGATGTCGGATGGTACGCAGGGCTCATGGCAACCGTGCAGTTCAACGGAGCCGCCGCTCAAAGTGACACATACACACTTCCTGGCATCCCGGGATACAAGCGAGCTTCGCAACGCGAGGACCTCAAAGTACCCATGCAGTCATGGCTGCACTTCTTGGGCATCTACCTTGCCGAAGGAACAATGCTTCGGGATGCGCATCCTAACAAGATCCAAATCGCTGCATCCAAGGAACGGGAGAAGGACTTCGTTCGACAGACGCTCGCCGATCTGGGAGTCAAGGCGCTGGAGTTGAAGGATCGCTTCACGTTCGCGAATGCTCGCATTTACCGACACATGGAAGATCTCGGACTTAAGGGCATCTATGCAGCCGAGAAGTTCGTTCCCGGCTTTGTGTTCGAGTTGCCCGGCTCTCAGATCACGCATCTCCTCGAAGGTCATCGTGCCGGGGATGGATCGTTCCAGAACGGGCAATGGACGCACTATACCGCGTCGCCCCAGCTGGCTGAGGATATGCAGCGTCTGATCTTTCTTGCTGGCGGTAAAACTGGCATGTCCACCCGTGCCGCTCGAGCAAGCCAGATGAAAGACGGTCGGGAGGTTCACGGCGTGCACCCCGAACGCAGTGTCAGGCATCTCAAGGGCGTTACAACCTGCATCGAACGCAAGAAGGATGTCACGGTTGAGCACTACGAGGGGCCCGTGTATTGCGCGGAGGTTCCAACTCATCACACGCTCGTGACGCGCCGCAACGGGAAGATCCTGATCTCCGGCAACTGCACGGCCAATGCCGCCCTCGGAACGCTGGCGTGTGACCCGTTCTTTGAGCCGGGCCTTGCCGCGGCGTTGAACGAAGCCAAGGCCATCGAGCTCTACACGGCGGAAACGAAACTGGACGACTCCCAGATGCCGGGCCACTACCCGCCGGACGACACAGGTTCGACGGGGCCATGGTCGATGCGTGCGCTCGAGCAGTGGGGTTGGATTGATGACTACGTTCACACCCGCTCCACGCACATCGCACTGGGCCTCTTGAACAAGGGCCCGATCTCCATAGGCGTCCCGTGGCTGTCCTCAATGTTCACGCCGGACAAGACAGGAACGATCCACGTTGACCCGTCCTCGGGACTCGCCGGCGGCCATCAGGTCGCCGTCGTCGGCAACGACGCCCAAGGTCAGCGGATCTACATCCGCAACAGTTGGGGCGAGGGCTGGGGCATCGACGGGCACGCGTGGCTGTCGTGGGCCGAGCTCGAGTACCTGCTCAGCGAGGGCGGCGGAGACGTCGTTCAGCCCATCAAGCACCGGTGAGGCCATGAGGCTCATCCGTGCTCTTTTCCGCACCCCGATAGGCGCGGTCAACGTCGCTTCCGGGGTTGTCACGATCCTGGGCGTCGTCGGGATCCTGTCCTCCCCTATCGCCGCGGCTTTGCAGGGCGTCCTGTCCGTCGCGCTGGGGCTTGCCGTTGCTGTTGGGAGCACTGCAGCCCATCGGGCCATCGAGAAGCGCGCCATCGCGCGCGCACTGGCCGAGAGAGGAAAGCCATGACCCTGTTTGGAATCGACGTCTCGTCCGCGCAGCACGGCATCGATACGGGCGCCGTGCCGTCCGACATTGTGATGATAAAGCTGACCGGCGGGACTGGGTACGTGAACCCTGACTTCGACGCGGAACTCGCGAAAGCGAAGGCCGACAACAAGGGTGTGCTCGCGTATCACTTCTACCACGAGGAATACCTCGAGGGGACGCCCGATCAGGAGGCTCAGTTCTTCCTATCCCACGTGATGCCGTACCTTGACGGGACCGTTGGTGTCGCACTCGACTACGAGCCAACACCAACGGGCAGGTTCAACGCCTTGGACCCGGCCCAGTCCAAGGCGTGGTGCGACATCGTGCACGCCCAGTCCGGCGTGGTCCCGTGGGGTTATGGCCCGGTGTCCACCATCGGCGCCGGGCTGCGCTCGGTGTCCGACGCCGGATATCCGATCTGGGCGGCCGCGTACACGCTCGGCTACCAGCCCATCTACGGTTACACCCCCCCGGTCGGCCCGCTCGGGGTGCCAGCCGGGATGAACGTGAAGATGTGGCAGTTCACCTCCAGCGGCCACCTGCCCAACTGGCCGAACGAACTGGACCTGAACATCTTCTACGGCACCCGCGCCGAATTCGACGCCCTGTGCGCCGTGGGCGGCGCCATCAACCCGCAAGGGTACAAACCAACACCACCATCGGAGGATGACGGCATGTCCCAAGCAGAAGTACTGGAAATCCAAGGTTTCATCGACACGCTCCAGACGGAACTTCAAAAGTCCGTGGGGGAGGTGACCCAGCAGCTTATTCAGGACCAGATCCGGGACCTGACCGCACACGTGGACGCATCCATCCAAGCGGCCCTGTTCGCGTCGGAGAAGTTTGACCAGAAGGCAGGCCAGGACGAAGGCGCGGTCATCATCAACGAAGTCCGGGCCAACGCCAACATGCTGGTCGCCATCGCCGCCAAGAACGCCCCGGCCGTCGCGGCGGCCATCCCAGCGGATATCGCCCAAGCCGTGGCTGACGAGCTCGCCAAACGACTGACCGAAACAAAGTAAGGAAACCCTAATGATCCAGTTCCATGTCCCGCTTTACTTGGTGCTGTCCGTTGTCGGCGGCACAGTGTTCCCGGTCCTTGTCGGGCTGGTAACCTCCAAGGTCACCGATTCCAAGCTGCAGGCCGTGTACCTCGCTGCGCTGTCCGTGCTGGCCCCGCTGGTCGGGTCCGTTGCTGACGCTCTTCAGAACCACACGGCCTTTGATCTGGGCACTGCTCTACTGACGGCCATTGCGACCTTCGTTACCGGTGTGGCGTTGCACTTCGGGCTGTGGAAGCCCACCGGAGTGGCCGACAAGGCGCAGTCCGTATTCGCGTCTGATACCCGCCCCGGCGGCCTGCTGGGCAACACCAAAGATGCACCTGTCGTACCGACGCCCGTTCCTGCCCCTGCTCCCGCGCCGGTAACTCCGCCGGCCGCCTAGGTATAAGAAATTCCTTATACCCCGGTATAGGTTGTTATAAGTGCCCCCGCCCTTCACCGGGCGGGGGCGCTACAGCTATTTAACGGCTCAGGCGACGGCTTGTGCGCAGCGGCGGCTGATGTCCGCGAACAGTTGCGCTGAGATCTCCGAAGCGCGGCCCGTCCCGGAGGCCAACGAGAGCGCCCCGCCGTTCACCAGCCCAGCGGTCAGCACAATGCGCGCCCCGCCCGGATCTTCCGTCACCTGACCCTGGCAATGGAAAGGAACCCGGTAGAAGGACTTGGTCCGGAAAACGACCGTCTTCGCGAACTCGTCAACGACTACCTTTCTGTACTTCCCCCCATGGGCGGCGTCCCGGAACGCGTCGAAAAGCACGCCCGCCGGCACCGGGTAAACGCGCTCGAATCTTTGCTGCTGACCTGCCACTTTCTGTCTCCCCAACTTCAGTGTGGATGCTGTCACAGAATGATGACACCTCGGCATGGGCCTCGGCTATACCGCATAGGTTTTCCAGTCGATACGGACGCGGGACTTATCGAACACCCGCGGCGCGGCCTTCCGAACCGGGTCAATGTGGATAACCATCCGGTCTTCAATGACCATGCGGCGCTTCTCAACGCTCGCTTGATTCCACCACTGCGGGATTTCATCGGGCGCAACCCCAGCCAGAATGCCAGCACCGCGGGCGTGGGACATTTGCGACTCGATCTTTTCCAACTCGGCAAAGATGCTCGATTCGATCTTGGCCAGTGCTGCAGGGCTTGGGCTGCCCGTCTTGGCAGCTTCTTCGTAATAGCCGTCAAGACGTTCCCGCAGCGTCACAGCCTGCTGCTGCAGCTCGGTCATCCGTTCCAGCTCGTCACGCTCAGCTGGAGCGCCAAACAGCGCCAGGGAGCCCGGCTGCTGGAGGTATGAAACCACGACGTCAGATATGAACTCCTCCAACGGCGCAGCCGTCTGGAAGGCATGGCCGCCGCCTTTCGTCGGGCACTTGTAATAGTTCCTGTTCGTCGCGCTGGCACTCTGACTGCGGGATGAAATCTTCATCCGAGCTTCGCACTGTCCGCAAAGAATCAGGCCGGCAAGCATGTGCTTAATTCGTGCGTCGAACTGGGTTCTGCGGGACGGGTCCTTGACTATACGTGCCGCGGTTCGCCATTCGTTCTCCGAAACAATAGGCGGAAATTCTGACTTTCCTGTTTCTTTGCCTTTATGCAT